TCATCCGGTTAAGTTCAAGTTCAAGCTGATGGCTATGGTACGGGTGGTCTTGGGCTGGCTGAAGGATAACCCCTACGCCATTGATGACCAGATGAAAGCGATCATTGAGAACAACCAGCGATTGAACTGGTGCTTGAACTCGTTTAAGCAGGTTGAAACGAAATTCGGCGAAGTCACCCAGCTTAACCAGGATGAGAACACCGACCAGTTTCTCCCGAACCACGTTGGGCCGAACGCCAATATCAGCAGTCCGGATATGCTCTATGCTCAGTCGCTTATTAACCTGGCGGCTATCTTAAAAAACCTCAGTAGCGGGATCAAGTACGCGGATATTAAGAAACTAGGCACTGCTGACCGGATCAAGCTGATCGGGACCCTGATGCCGGTGCTGACCAAAGCCATCGGAGGCAACCGCCCGAACATTCGGGTATTCAAGCAGTTGGTGATTAACAATGCGGGGAGAGAGGAGTTAGAGAAAGCTTTTATCGACTATAGCGAAAACCAAGACGATGCGTAACGAGCTGGTCCAGGCTTACTATGATGGGCCGGAGTATTTAGCCAAATTAAGAAAGAAGATGAAAGTCCTCAAGGAACTCGAAGAGGATGAGTACGGGCGCGCCGCTAAGATCTTGGATGTGTATGCTATTGACCCGATCGCTTTTATTGAGGATTTCTGTTTCGTGAAGTTCACTGAGTTCGGCGGAGCGACCAAGCCTTTCTTTTTATTCCCGTACCAGAAGCGGATTATCTTGAAAATTCTGGAAGCGGAGAACTCGAATCTCGACATCGACATGCTGATCGACAAACCCCGCGGCATGGGATTGACCTGGTTAATCTCGGCATACTTTACCTGGCGGTTTTTGTTTACCCCGAATTACTCGGACTTCATTCTATCCCGTACTGAAACCGAAGTGGATGATGGCACCTCCAGTCCGGATAGTTGTATCTTCGGGAAGATCCGCTGGCAGTTGGGTAAGCTCCCGAAGTGGATTCTCCCTGCCGGTTTCGTAGCGAAAAAAGCCCGAGGCAGTACGACTGACAGTACCCTGAAGCTGATGAACCCAGACATCGGTTCCTCGATCATTGGCTCCTCGACTAACGCTAACGCGGGTCGCTCGCGCCGCTACTCCACGACCTTTATCGACGAATGTTTTTATATTGAAAAGTTCCAGGAAGTCTATCGGTCACTGACCTCGGTGTCGCGCTTAAAGATTTTCGTCTCAACGACAGTGGAGTCAAAAGTGGCAAAGGACTTCAAGGACATGTGTGAGGCTAACGGCAATTATGTGTCCCTTACCTGGCGTGATCACCCGTTCAAGGACCAGCAATGGTACGACGAGCTATCGGCCAAAGCCGCCGCTCTAAATGACCCAGACATCATGCGCGAGGCTGAGGTTAACTACTCAATCTCCCCTAAAAGCCAATATTACCCGCAAGTGTCCCAGTCCGAAGTGGCCCCAGTGTCCTATAACAGAGATCGTCCTTTATGGGTATCCCTTGATGTCGGCGGGAAGCAAGACTTGACCGTTATCGGCTACTGGCAGTACGACGGCTCGAAGTTCAAGTTGATTGAAGCCTACGAGAACACTAACCGGCCAGCCGACTGGTATGCCCCGTTTATGACACCAGACTGCGAATACAACCCCGAGCATTACAACGAGTTCCAGAAGAAGTTTATCGCTAAAGTCAGAACCATGAAAAAGCCCGCTGCTTACTTCGGAGAGTTGGACCACACGATTAAAAGGATGCCGACCAACACCTCCACCGCTGATGTGTTTCGAAAGTTCGGGGTAAATATTTTATACAACCAGTACGCGATCAATCACCCGCCCAGGCACGCCGCTACCTCCCAGTTGCTCCCGAAGATAATCTTTAACTCAGATTCAGATGCGGTGATGTCGGTCTATGACGCGATCTGCAACTCTCGGTACGCTGGGTCCGCCCGTATGACCAACGAGACCTTGAAGCCGGTCCACGGCGATGATGGGACAGCAGACCGTCGGGCCATGGTTGAAAACTTCGCGGTGAACATTCCGAGAATCTTTAGGACCCAAAGGTCGGATGTCGGATCGGAGTCTGACAAGTCGTTTGCGCGTGCTATTACAAAAAGTTTGAGGATATAGTATAATATTTAAAAGTTTAATAATAAAATAATATGAAAAGAAAAAATACAATCACTTTGTTAGGGAAAGAAGCTCGTGAAGCGTTAAAGAAAGGAGTTGACGCGGTGTACGAACCGGTCTCTCGCACAATGGGAGCGAAGGGACGTAATAATGTTTTCGATAGTGGCCTTTCTACTGAAATCACTAACGATGGTGATACCATTGCCGGTAATATCTGGCCTAAAGACCCGTTTGAATTTATGGGGGCTGACCTCGTGAAGCAAGCCTGTGGAAAAACCAATACCGAAGCCGGTGACGGGACCACTACTACTGTGGTGCTGACCCAAGCGATTATTGAAGAAGCTTTGAAAGAAGTTGATAAGGGGGTTGACCCGAATGAAGTGTCTCGCAAATTGGAGATTATGAAAAACATCACCGTTGATACTTTAAAGGTTTTGTCCAAGGAAGTAAGCTCGAAAGAAGATCTGTTTAACATCGCCAACATCTCTGTGGAGAACCGAGATATCGCTACGGTTGTTTCTGACGCGGTAAGTACCGCCGGTAAGAATGGCGTAGTCCAAGTTTTTGAAAGCTATGGTTCCACTGTTGAAAGCGAGCAAGTCGAAGGCTATTCGTTTAACAAGGGTTACATCTCGCCTTACATGATTACCAACCAGGAGAAGATGACCGCTGAATTGGAAGACGCGGCGGTATTGATTACCGATAAGGCCATGAATCTCAATAGCGAAATGATCGGTTTCCTTAATGAGTCTATTAATGCCGGAATCAACAAGATCCTGTTGATCGCTGACAATATCGAGGGTGAGTTGTTGCAAACATTGGTAGTTAACCGAATCCAAGGCAAGATCACTGTTATTGCTGTTCGTCGACCTGAAACTACCGAAGAATTAGAAGACCTCGCTATTTTAACTGGTGGTGTGGCTATTACCAAGCAAAAGGCCATTAACAAATTCAAGCTAGAACACTACGGCAAGACTCCTGGCGTTATCGTCAAGAAAGAAGAAACGATTGTTATTGGTTCTCCTTCAGAGTTGCTAGACGAGCGAATCAAGAACCTCCAAGCCGAGTTAGAAAACGACCCGCTTAATGACAAATTAAAGGAACGCCTCTCGAAGTTGACTACTGGTATCATTACCTTGAAAGTCGGAGCCAAGACCGAAGCGGAACGAGTTTACTTGAAGCGAAAAGTTGATGACGCGGTTGGTGCTTGCCAGTCAGCCCTCCAAGAAGGAGTGGTAGCCGGTGGTGGTGTAACCCTTAGAAACATCGCTGACCAGTATGTTTTTGGTTATTTCCCATTCGCTAATGCAATCAGACGACCATACCAAAAGATCCTGCAAAATGCTGGGATTACTGATGACGGCAAGAACTACAATGTCCTTACTGGAGAAACTGTCGATGATATGGTAGCGGCTGGAATTATTGACCCAACCAAAGTGGTCCGCTGTGCCCTTGAGAACGCGGTTTCCCTCGCTAAGACCTTTATTACGATTGAGTCTGCAACCGTTGAAGCTCCTGAAGAATCCGGTCAAACAACTCAGAGTTAAGCTTAAGGTTGTCGGCTGTCTTAGCCAAACCAACCCCGATCTTCTCATCGCCGAACATATAAGTGTTACCCTGCTTGGTAATCAAGCCACTCTCAGTTCCAAATTCCAATAAGTCATACTCCTTAGAAAAACCCTCACCAAAGATGCTGTGGGTTTTTGCTATACCGTTTTGTTTGCCGATCTTGTTTTTCTTGATGGCGATTTCCACCTCGTAGCCGATGGCCTTTTCGCCGATCTTAAGGGCGTTGCGACGCTTGATCTCCATTCGAACACTAGCGTAAAATTTGAGAGACATGCCGCCTGATGTGGTGTAAGGATCCCACTGCGAACCCATGATATTGAGTCTCATTTGGTTAATGAAGAACAGAATCACCTCGTTCTTGTGGAGTGGCCCGACAATCTTGCGTAGTCCTTGAGCGTAGAGCCTCGCTTGGGCACCCATCGTCGGCTTGCCGGTCTCTGCTTCCAGTTCGGCCCGAGGAGAGAGAGCTGACACTGAATCCACCACGATAATCTCAACCGCCTTCTCGCGGACCAATTGTTCAATAGCTTCGAAAGCTTCTTCCCCACTGTCGGGCTGGATAATCAATAGGTTATCCACATCCACTCCCAGTTTCGCGGCGTAATCCAAATCAAGAGCGTACTCAGCGTCAATATAAGCGCAAGCGCGGCCTTCTTTCTGATTGTGAGCAATCATAGTGAGGCACATGGTTGATTTCCCTGAGCTTGGCTGGCCGTAGATCTCGACAATCCGGCCCTTCGGCAATCCATTGATACCTGTTACTAAATCCAACGAAATAATCCCAGTCTGGAGAGCATCGCACTTTTCCTGCCTCTTATCCTTGCCAAGCATGGCAATATCTTTACCAACTCCCTTATTAATCAAACTGACGATATCGTTGGTTTGTTTTTTCATAGTTGTTTATTATTTATTAAATCCTAATCATTATACCATGCCGGTGATTTAAAAGTTATGCACACTATTAGTTTTATTTCAAATTTGTGGTATTATTTTGTTATGAAACAAATAACAGAATTTGTTAAAATGGTGTGCGCTAAATATAATCTCAGAGCTATCTTCGTGCCCGACGTTCGTGGCCGAAATGATTTCTTTAGCATCACCACTCAACAGGGCCATGTTGTTATGAACTTCACGACACGAGTTTTTTATGATATTCCACCGACACTTCGAGAACGAAACTTCTTGCCAGCAATTAAAAGGGGTTTAAATAGTTTGGTTGGTGAGAAAACGATGAAGCGTGACCAACGTACTATTATCAGACGTAAATTTGGAAAGCAAATAGTTTAAATATGGATGAAGAAAAATACATGCCTGAGAATCACATGCCGAAGCTCACTGAAAAAGCTTTGGAGAAGATCTCGGATGTTTACAAGGATTACTACCTTTTTAGAAGTCAGCGTGACGGGGCACTAGATCAATTCCAAGGTCGCACCTTGATTGATGTTTTAACAATCGCCCGTCGTTTGTTCTGGAACTCAACTAAGATCCAATCAGAAGACCTAGAAGAGCTTGGCCTCGATTTCTCGATTCCTTACACTCGTAAAGAGGTATTGGATTTCGTTGGCAGTATTACGAAATTAAAGATCAGCCCTAAGCTTGTCGGCGACTCTTTGAACGCCTATGAAGTCAAGGTACTTCAAGGTATTTATAAGAAGTGGCGATTGAAGTCCAAAGACAAAGTCCAGAAGTTCTGGCAAGTCCTTTACGGAGCAACAAACGGAACCCTATGTACTTACGTTGGCTTCGACAATAACGAAAGCTCTTCGCGCAAGCTTACTCAGTTCGATGAGAAGACTGGCAAATTCACTGTGACTGAAAAGAAGATCAAGAAGTGGAACGATGTTACCTCTGAAATCGTGCCGATCGAAGAAATGTACCTGGCTAAGATCTGGGAACGCGATATCCAGAAGCAAGGTAAGACTATCCGTCGTCAGGAATACCTTTGGGAAGATTTCAAAAAGGAATACCCAGAAAGTAAATTCCCTAATACCAAATACGTTCGCCCTGGCAATATGATTGACTCTAACTCGTTGTTCTTCCAACTATTGAGTGGAACTGGTATTACTTCCACCAACCGGATCCAGGTTTTGACTATTGTGGATGATATTAACGACGAATACATCAAGGTGGCTAACGGCATCTGGTTTAATGCTCTTGGTAATGACACCCCGCGCCCGCTGCCTTTCGACCACAAGAAGCAACCATACACCTGGACTATTGCCGCTCCTCAAGATGAGAAGTTTGCTTATGGTGTACCAATCCCATTCTCTATCAAGGACTTGGACCGTATTCTCAACACCTCTCAGACTATGCAGGTAGAGCGTGAGCTTCGAACGATTGATCCGCCGATCCTTACCTCTGACTTCGAAGCCCCTGAAATTATCTTCGGTGACAAGCGGATTATTCCGGTCAACGATATTAACGCTTACCGAGAATTGACTCTCGCTGAACCATCCGGTCAGTTTATGAATATGCAAAACTCCCTCCAGAGTATTATGTCCTCAATGGTTCAGGGCGGTACGGGGGCAGTCGCTATCTCTCGCCAGCCTAAGTCAGCCAAGGAAATCAATGAAATCAGCCAGATGAAACAAGACGCTCTCGGAGTGGCTATCGTCATGTACTACGACTTGGTTTACCAGGAGCTTTTCTTGGTTCTTAAGACCGCTCTCCAGTTTTATAGTGTCGATAAGTACGACGATCAAAAGCAAAACATCCTTCGCAGTATGACAGTGCCTAACTTCCAACTAACTCAAGGCGGTATCGGGAACTTGGAGCTTCGTATCGTTAAGGAACCTCAAGACGCGTTAACCCTGCACTTCGAAGCTGTTAACAAGTCGATTGATAACGGCAAGAACACTGAAATCATTGAGGCTCCAGTAGAACTATTAATGAATCTCGAGTTCTTTGTTGATGATATCCAATTAGAGCCTGAGAAGTCTGATGACATGGAGCGCGCCGCTTGGAATGAGCAAGTTCTCGGTCCGCTCGTTAATGTATGGATCCCTATGGGTATCGCTAGTCCAGAGAAGTCATTTTTGCGCTGGGCTGAGAAGAATGGTGAACACCCATCTGATTTCGCCTCAGACAAGGCTAAGGGCCAAGTAGTCCAAGACTGGATGAACTCTTACGAGTTACCGAAAGGAAAAGAAAAAATGCCAGTGGGAGACACTACGGGGAATCTAAACCAATCAGCTACCGGTATGAGGTTTGGTTCTCAATCTAATGGTGGTTTAGGTCAACAACAATAATATGCCTAAGATTATCTTAAAATTCTTATACAATAGATATAAAAACGAGTTCTACAACCTTCTGGTTGAGGACTTATTGATGAATATCCCGAACAAGGTTGGCAAGCCTGCGATTGAGATAGTCGGAGCTAAAAAGGATACTGTTACTAAGTGGCTTTATTTTGAGGCCAACTCCATTGCGCGCCGCAGTATCACTGACTTCCCTAGTATCGAACGTCGCAATGGTATGCTTATTGCCATCCAAGCGTTCATCATTGCCTTGAGTAATCCGCTCTTCAAAGAAGAAAAGATCCCTGAAGTAAAAGCAAAGAGTGATGTTCCGGTAGAAAGTTATTTATCTGGCATTGATTCATTCAAAAGAGGGATGGCTGTGGATAAGTAGTCTTTATGTTTTGAAAAGAAGTTGTGTTATTATAAGAACAATGTAGGTGGTGTCAACCTATTAGATTTAAAAGGACAGAGTTACTTAAGACCTTGGCGATGTCGGCCAAAACAAACGGACAGAAAAAATGGATCAAGATGAAATCAATAAGATTGTAAGTGGAGACCCGAGCGAAGAAGAAATAAAATCGCTTGAGGCAAAACTTAGTGAAGCTGGTAAGTCTCAATTGCGAGAAGTAATGGCTCTCAAAGCCCAGAGAAAGTCTGAAGAAAAGCGTTTAGCTGATCTGAAGGGAGAATCTGAAGCTAGTATTGAAGCAGCCAAGAAAGCCCGCGAAGCAGAAGAAGATCGAGTCAAAAAAGCTCGTGAATCCCAAGACCAGTTTCGTTTAGAACAGATTACGAAAGCTCGTGATAAGTTTTTCGCAGAATACAAAATCCCAGCTGAATTGCAAAATTCATATGAGGATACCTTTAATAAGTTGGATTCTGGAAAAGTTGATCCCGATCTTATCTTTCAGGATTTCGTCGCCGTTTATGCCGCCAAAAACTCTAGTTCTTTACTCCAAGCTCAAAAAGAGAAGGAGGAAATGGAGAAGAACGCTGCCTTAAATGACGCGTCAGCCGCCGCAGGTAATGGTTCGCAATTGAAAGTCGGAAAAGATGGCAAGGAATATCCGAAACAAGTTTTGGATATCGCCAAGGAATCCGGCATCACACCTGAAGCTGCTAGTAAAATCTATACTGAGGGATACTCTCGCCTTATCTAGACACCTACACAATCTCACCTGATTTAATCTTGTCCACAAAACAAGATTATTCATGTTTTAATTATTTTAATTATGGCTTTTAAACCTACAAAATATAACGCCAGTGATCTAAAGAGTGGTCTTATGGACAACTCTCAAACTTTGACCATTGGTGAAGTTATTATCCCAGGCGTACAAGGTGACACCTCCGTTGTTTTAACTGGCGGTGGTACCACTAGTTACCTTTTGGGCGTTACTATGGGCTTCAAAGACTTCGGTGGTACTTCTTTGGAATTCAACACTGTAGCTGCTGCTGCTGACAACGTAACCGTTCGTCAAGTTAATGCTAACTACTTACCTTTCCATATCGCTAGTACAGAATATCTTTCTGACTTAGATGCTGCTGCTGAAACAACTGATAACTCAGGTGCTTTCGGTAACTTCTCAGTAGATTCAACTGGCCTATTGGTAGATGAAAGTACTGTTTCTGCTTTTGGTACTCGAACCAACACGCAATTGTTCTCTTATGGCCTAACTGGTGTTAGTACTACACAAGTTACTTGTGTATTCTTCGCTACTATGGTTGGTGGTCTTTCTTAATTATTAACTTAATCAATTATATTTCATGGCTGACTATCTATTTCAAGGGTCAAAAGATGTAATCCTCAATGGCGTTCGTGCTGCTTTCGATGCGGCTGAAAACACCGGTTTTAAAACAACCCGAGCATTGCAAAACTCATCCCTATTAGGTTCTGACCCTTTAGCTGATTCTTTGTTCTATACCGCTGCTATGGCGGATAGTGAAGGAGAAAAAGCTATCTGGCGTTACATTGAATTTACTGCTGCTAAGAACCAAGGCACTCGTAGTGCTGGTGGCACCTTCGCTGAAGCTGAGTTCTTGCGTGGTTACGAGACTGCAGTTATCGACCCAGATAACCAACTAGCAAACAAGTTCGTTGTTGCTTATGAACGTCAAAACAAGGAAGCTAAATCATACAAGTCAATTGTTGATCGCGGCCGACTTTTGATTGATTTGATTGAAAAATCAAACATCAAGGATCCATTGGAAGTGTTTAACCTCGCTTTCACTGCTCCTAGTTCATTCCCTACTACTGGCTTAGGCGGTAATCGCTTCTATGCTCGTGGTAACAAAGGCTTAGATGGTAATGCTACCGCTTTAGGCGAACGCATGATCTCCAGTCAACACGCTCGCGCTGATGGTGGTGCTGTTTGGTCCAACGCTGTTCTTGATGGCGGTAACGCTCCTGCTTTAACTACTGATAGTTTCTGGGCTGCTAAATTAACAGGCTTCACCAGTATCTTCGATGATGTTGGAAATCCTTACCCAGCTTTCGGTGGTCGTGTGTACTTAGTAACAGCTCCAGCTAACATGAAGGTTGCTCGACAATTGGATCAATCTGAATGGGAAATCGGCGTTGCTGACAACCAAATCAACATTCACAAGGGTATGCAAATCAATACCATTACTTCGCCTTACTTAACCGTATCGGCTTATGTTTCTGGTGTTGCTAACACCGGTCAATGGTTCATCGTTGACAACGACATGCGATCCGCTGAAGTTGGTCTTGGTTTCACTGTTCTTCCTTTCGTTCAATTACAAAGTAATGTGTACGATGACAAGGGTATCAACTCTGCCGTTTACAACATTATGCAAGAAAAAGTTTACGGTAACGTAAACCCTCGCTGTGTTGTTGGATCTAAGGGTAATGGTGCTGCTTATAGTTCATAGTCGAATAATTATTATTAGACTTAATTAACTATAACCATGATTAAAAACACTATTATCACAATCGTTATCGCTCTAGGAGTTTCTCTTGGTGTAGTTTTCTTCGCTAGTCCAGTTTCAGGTTCGCCTGACCTCAACTTTGCCGGATACACCCACTTATCTGGGTTGATCGTAGGCACTGACGGTATTATTACCTCATCATCTACTATTTCAGTTAATGGTGCTGGTACTATTACAAAGCGTGCGGTGATGACTACTGCTACTACAACTGTCTGTGCTTTACAAAGTCCAGCAGCTACCAGTACTTTGGTTTATGGTTCTGCATACTTAACTGTTAGTTCCACTAGTGCTAGTACTCTTACTATCGCTAAGGCTACTACAGCTTATGCTACTACCACTTCACTTGGTGCTTCCGCTATCGCTGCTAATGCTCAAGCTACTATCATAGCTTCCACTACTCCGACAGCTGGTGCTGCTACTGTTTTTGCTCCTTCTACTTATATGGTAGTCGGCTTGCAAGGTGGTACTGGTACATTCAGTCCAACTGGTGTTTGTACTGCAGTTTTCCGAACTGTAAACTAACCAATGGTTACTCCTCTTGAAATAAAGAGTCAGGGTTACACAGATTTTTGCACCGGATGCGTCATCAGCTCAATTGCCGAACAATATGTCGGTGAGACATGTGATGAATCATATTCATTCGCAGCCGGTAAGAAAGTCGCTCGCACTGGTCTTTCTATTTACGGAGTAAGTGCTAAATTCGCCCTCTTGGGGGCGATACGATACGGTGTATTACCTAAAAAGGATTCGCCCTATGGTATCGCTACTCAAGAGAGAGATTTCTTAGCCAACTGGGACAATTGGTCCAAGTTAGAAAGTTTCGCCACGAAACCATTTAAATCTTTCAAGAAAATATCCGTTAGTGAGATTGAAGAGTATCTTAAGACCACCACCATATTTACCGGAATCTTCTGGCAAAGTGACTGGTCAGACAACTACCTAATCACTACGGATAAAAGAAACGAATGGAACAAGCTAAGTCCCCACGAGGTCAGGATAATCGGGTCTACGGATGACCACTTTATTATCCAGAACTCGAGGGGGCCAGGATCCGGAAAGGATGGATTATTTTATCTACCCAAACAAGCTTCCGACATGATTGACCATTGCTACGTCCTATCGACACAGCCTTGGCCAAACATATTTATTGAATTATTAACTAAATACATATTATGAAAAAAATAACATCTACTGATACTTTTGAATACCGCATTGACGGTAGTACTGTCATTTCAATCTCTCCAGAAGGATCTATCGTTACAGACGAACAAGCTGAATTTATTAAGAATCGTTTAAGCGCGATTGTTACTTTGGAAGACGTTGATATTGATACTGAAATCGCTAAGGTTATTGAACCTGAAGCTGAAGTTGCTCCAGTTGAAGAAACTGCTCCAGTAGCTCAAGAAGAAGAAATTATCAATGACGAAGATGCTCCAGCCGAAGCACCTGTCGCTGAACCTGAAGCTGAAGTTGCCCCAGAAGCAAAGCCAGCTAAAGGTGGTAAGAAAAAATAATCATGTCTAACCCAAACATTGCTTATACATCTCAAGAAATATTAGGAGAAGGCTCAACTGGAGCAGTTCTTGGAACAACTGAAATTACAGTTGTTGAGATCACTGACCAATTCAGATTGAAGAACAGTCAGTTGACCCTTTACCTAACTACTCTTCTTGGGACTCACACTTCAGTTGAATATCGCTTCTACTACGCTAACCAAGCTGGTGGATCTTATTTTCCTGTTGTAAAACAAGATATCAGCACTAACGCTATTTCTGACTACGCAGCGATCGTAAGCGGAACGCTTTTGAATATCGTCTTAGAGTTCGGACTTGGTTCATGTTTCGCTTTCAAGATCACCGCTAAAGGTGTTGGTGGAGCAAATGGAACCGCTAGTGCTAAGGTAATGGCTCGCGATAACTAATCAATATTATGGCTGTAACTATTAGAACATATACTGCCACAGACAAAAAGAAGGGACCAGGCAAGTCTCTCGGTGTTATTAAAATTAAAACTTTAACTTATTAATCATGGCTAAATACTCTGAAAAAAATGTTGTCAAAATTAAAAAAGATATACTAATTGCTTCAGAGGAATTAGCATTGATTAACCAAGCTAGAGAAGAAGCTTTGGTTGCTTTGTCCAGTTTAGGGAAAGAGGTTCTGGCTGAAAGAAACAAGCTCACCGTAGTTAAGGAGTCTTTTGCTGTAGAGCTAAATAAAAGTAAGGCCGAAAAAGCCTTGCTCTCTAAAGAGGTTTCTGAATTAAAACGAAATAAGAGCCTTCTTAATTCTCAGATAGATATTTTTTCAGCCATGCTCAGAAACACCATCGAGCGTGTTTCGACTCAGTCAAGCAAAGTCCTTATTGATGACTTAGTTAATACTTCGGTCTCGATTCTTAAGAACCTGACCAATAAGCGTCAGATCGAGCAAGAGACGATTCGTGGTTTGGAAGAAGAACATTCCCGCTTGACCGAGATGGTTTCTTTGATCAAAACCACAGAAACAGCCTATCAAGAAAGCCTTAATTCTGTAAGATCTGAATTAATTTCAGTAACCAAACAACTCGAACAAGCCAACAAGACTATTCGAGATATTTCAAATCGTGAGCATGACGTTAGAGTTATGGAAAACCGTTTGAAGCCAGCCTATCAAGAGTTTATTAACAAAAGAACAAATGAGCTACGAGACAAAAAAGTACGAGGATAATCTAACGCTGGCTGAAATTGTTTTCGTCCAGGATATATATATTGCCTCCGGAGGTGATATTGACGAGGTAATAAATCAACCGATTGCTTTTACTGACTTAACTGATGTGCCTAGTAGTTATGCTGGGTTTGGTGGTTATGCAGTCTATGTAAGAGATGATGAGAGTGGTATAGAGTTTATTCCTGGCGGCGGTGGAGGCGGTAACCCTCCTTTCGTCACTGTTGGATTTGCTGACGCTGACTATATTTGTGATGGTACTGCTGACGATGTACAGATTCAAGAAGCGATTGACTATGTGGCTACTCAAGGAGGGGGCGAAGTGTTTATCAAAGGCATAACTGATAGTAATTCTTTCTACGATATAACCGCCACAATCACTGTACCTAGCAATATTACCCTATCTGGAACTGGCCCTAGCTCTTTGTTAAAGGCTAACGCTAGCATGTCGGGAACCTTAAACATGGTTGAGAATGATGATATTGCGAGTGGTAATACCTTGATTGTAGTCAAGGACTTAAAATTTGATGGTAACCAAGCTAACCGCTCTGGTGCTTTCGGAAACGAAACTGGCTCTTGTGTGTTAATGCAAAAATCTAGCTACTGTCGCTATGAAAACCTAACCGCTATTAACGGGTATTCTTCTGGCCTAGCTTTCACTCAAGGAACCAATAACAGCTCGATGATCGGTTGTCAGGCCAGTAACTCCAAGCACCACAACATTTTACTGGTTGGAGATGATGGCGGAACCACTTGTTACAATAACACCGTTTCAGGATGTACCGCTTATGGTGCAGGTCAAGGCGGAGTGTTTGGAGTTGGTATCGAAGTGGCTGTATATGCGGTGAATAACACTGTTACAGGCTGTACTTCAAACAGTAACCTAGAGGGAGGAGTAAACATTTACTACCGCTCTAATAGCAACACCGTCACTGGCTGTACTTTCGATAGCAACACCCAAAACGGCGTTTCAATCGTTGACGAAGCAGACTATAACGTAGTTTCGAACAACGTCATTACAAACTCAGTTCGAGGAGGTATCGTGAACACTATTTCAAGCTTCGCTCGCGGAGGCAATAACTGTACTATCACCGGAAACAGCATTGTTGATTGTGGCATGAATGGTATCCGAGGAGGTTCTGGGTTTGCTCATGGCTGGGTTATCACCGGTAACACGATTGATAATTGTGGCGATGACGGCACGGACAACTCATTGAAAGCAGGCGTATATATAGTTAATTCAGATGACGTTAAATTTAATGATAACCGCATTGTAAACACCACTTACAAAGGGGTTTATATGGCTGGTATGACTAGACTGCAATTCAATAACAACCACATTGAAGATGGCGGTAATATTGGGGCCTCATTTGAGTTTGGTTCGACTACAGGTATTGAGGATAGTACTTTTAATGGGAACATTATTTATAACAACGCTCAAAACGGCCTTGTATTATTACAAGGAGCTGTTCGATGTACTGTTATAGGAAATGTTTGCCGTTCTAATGGACAGTCGGGCATTGACCTTCGCGGAGCTACCGACTGCGTTATCAGCAGTAATATATCTTCCGGTAATTCCTTCTACGGTATCCGTTTCCGAGACGATGTTGATACTGTCGGCGTCACTTATGCGGTAGTCAACAATAACCGCGTCACTGGAAATACGCTTGGCGGACTTGTAGAAAGCGACACCAACTCTGATTACAACTACTACACGTCTAACTACACCGTTGGAAATACCGCCAACAACTTCGTAACAGTGGGAGCCAATGACATATTCAACGATGGCGGAGGTTCTATTACCGTTTATAGCGAGACACCAAGCGGACTGATTAACGGCTCAAACGACACTTATACAACCGTGCAGACTATAAACTCAGTGTTAAGCTTCGCCATTAACGGCCAGTTTATCCACCCAGAAGAATACAGCGCAGTAGGTACCACTATAACCTTCGTAACCCCGTTAGCAGCGGATTTAGCAGGGAAAGATTTTACTATAACATTTATTTAATAACCATGAAAAAAACAATAACATCACTACTTTTAGGCGCGCTCTTATTACCAACTTTAGCTTTCGGAGCCGTTTCTACGTTCTCACAAGGAGGCACCAATAACGCTGGCCCGTACGCTTCGGGTACGGCGATTGTTTCTGATGGTGTTAAGTTTTATGGCATGGCAACCTCTTCCCTTGGCTTGCCTACTTTTGCTGATATTCTAAATTTTGTAACTACTAACACCACTCAAACTATTACAGGGTTAAAGACTTTTACTCTTTTCCCCGAAGTGTCTGGTTCTCCAACTACCACTAATCAACTAGTTAACAAGGGGTACGTTGATTCTTTGTATACCACAGGTTCACGTTTCGTAGATACGGCTACCGCTGGAACTATTACTGCTCTACCAGCTAACACTTATAACAATGGTGCCTCTGGCGTAGGTGCTACTCTCACTGGTAACGTCAATGGAGCTTTGACTGCTCAAGACGGTATTACCTTAACCGCTGGACAGACTTTGTTAGTTAAAGATGAAGTTACTCAAGCCAATAACGGTTTTTATACAGTTACCACAGTTGGTAATGCTGGCACGCCTTACGTTCTAACCCGTTCAACTAACTATGATGTGCAAGCTGAAATTCAAACAGGTACTTTCTTTAACATTCTAAGCGGTAGTACCCAAGCCAACAAGCAGTATATTATGAATAACAACACCACTATCACAGTGGGTACGACTGCAATTACTTTTGCCCTCCTTTCGGCTTCTAATGTGTATACCGCCTCACAAGGTATCGCTCTATCAGGCTTTAACTTCGTGCTTAACCTACTCTTTAATGGAGGTCTTGGTATTTCAGGTGGCCAAGTTTATGTGGCTACTGATAACTCTACCATTGTTGACCCGACTACCAACTCTAACCTTTTAGCGGTCAAGAACAAGGGTATTACAGCCTTAAAACTGGCTAACGGGGCCTTAGATGTCTCTAGTACAACCCTATTGACTGGCCTACTTCCTATAGCTAATGGAGGTACAGGCGTTGGAGTTGCTCCTACTAATGGCCAACTACTGATTGGCGGTACTTCCGGGTATTACCCGAACACCCTAACGGCTGGTGCAAACATAACTATCACTAACGGTTCAGGTACTATTAGTATAGCTTCAACTGGAGGCGGTGGCGGCGGTGCCAGTGCCACTACCTCATTCGGAGCTACTATCGGCACCATTCCTTTTATTTCCAGTTTATCGACTAACCAGTCTATGGGTATTGCGCCGACAAGTGCCGTAGATCAAGAGTTTGGGTCTACCGCAGCCGCTTCTTCGACTATTAGTCGCCGAACCCAAGACTTATCACGAGTAGACGCTTACTATATCAACGCTTACCAAGTCGGTGCTGGTGTAGCTGGTCAAACCTTGCGCCTACAATGTTCAAGGGATGGCATAACTTGGAGTGACGCTGGAGACGCCAATGGCAAGCTTTCCATTGCTGCCGCCGCCCCTACTCCTAAAGCAACTGTATTTACAAACCTTTCCACCAACTGTAAGTCGAGCGTTATTTTGCGCTTGGTGAGTAATGGGGGAAATGGGGTAGCTAACCCGTCATTCCGTACCTTGAATGTTGTTTATAGACTGACTCAAGGGGCCGCTGGTACGACTGCTACCTCTTCACAAATTCTACCTTTCTTAGCCGTCACGACTGCTCAAGCCTTGACTAACATGGTTTTAGCTTCCACTACCTATACTTACGGCTATTTCGATACTACAAACTCAACCCAAGTCAGACTATCCAAGAACCAGACCGTTGCTGGTGCCTCAACCGCGCGTTTTAACTTGCAGTGTTCGGCTGATGGAACCAATTATTTTGACGCTTCTAGTGACGCTAACAGGTATTTGAGTATTTTTGCGGTAGGCACGACTAGTACGGATTGGCTTAATATAACCCCGACATGTACCGGTAACGTAAGTTGGAGACTGCAAGGTCAAGGCGGTAATGCGGTAGCTGACCCAGCCTTTACCAACATTCAAGCTGAATTTAACACCACTCAACAGGTATTAGGAGACTCTAACTGGCAATTCACTGGTACGTCCGCTATTCGCCCTACCACCACAGTCGGTCTTATTGTTAGTGCTTCTTCGACTTTCTCTGATCTGACTCTTAGCGGTAGTGGCACGACTACAGGAACAAGCACTGTAGGTACTAACCTATCCAAGCTAACCTTCGGCTTCTTCGATTACTTAGGGGAAAAGATACCGACCATCTTTGCTAGCAGTACCTTTGGGCCGTTAGGTATTCTCAACGGCAGTTGGTATGTAAAGCAAGACACAGACACACTGGCTGACCCAGTTATCGGCTTGATTAGCAATGATCTCAGTGTTTCGAGCACTATCTCAATGGATCCATCATCGGGGGTTTTATCTGTATCTAGTGGTGGCACTACTACCGCCGATCAAGGTATTGATATTTCAGACGGCTGTTTTGCTGTCAATGGCACTTGTATATCAGGTGGTGGCGGTTCTGGCTTGTTTACCTACATTGACCCGTTTATTACCCCAGCTTCTTCATCGCCAATTTTAGGGCGTGATTGGCCTTTCTATAGCCTATCTGATGGGCCTACCAACGCTGGCTTATTTATGGGTTCACTTGATGGAAGTATCAGTGCGGTTATTGGCTTTGCCACCAATACCGATGCTCTAAGTTTCTCTGGTGCTACTGGTGGGTATAACTTTGATAATGATACAACTATTACTGGTACAAGTACCCTAGCAACTACTACAACTAGTAATTTGAATGGAGTGATTGTGGTAGATGGAGTTAGATTTACAAGAGATGGTGCTGGTATTCAATCAGCTATTAACTTTTGTGCCGCTAATGGAGGCGGTAAAATTTACCTTCCAAAAGGACTTTATCTAACGTCTTCAACCATTACTTTCCCATTTGACGCTAAGTGTAAACTTGTTGGCCCTAAATTTCAAAAAGGTAATGATAGTGGCTCTCAAATTAGAGCAACTGCTGTTATGGAAAATCTTATTGAAGTTAAAGGTAATGCTTCCGCTACAACTAACACAGACCTCAACCACGATAACGGCTTTGAGTATATTTATCTTAACGGTAATAACCTAGCCACAACTACTCTCTACGCTCTCAATGTTGACACTTTAACCTTTGAAAGGGGTCATATTAGCGGTTCCATTAACGGTATTTATGCTGATTATAATGGTGTCTATCCACCAACCGCTTCTTCTATCCCGGGAGCCTTGATGATTAAGGATAACATTATCGAGGTTCGTAGTAATTTAGGTGGTAAAAACATCTACATGAATACTCAAACTCAATCATGGATTACAAATAACTGGTTTGAGGGGCCAGCTTCGACCACTGTTACTGTTGCTTCTAGTACTAAAATTAAAATTATTGGTAATGAGTTTAACAGTGCTGATACTTCTGTTGCCTTTGGCGATAGTTCTGACCAAGGTACTAGTAATGTGGTAGTAAATGGCAACACCTTCAATCCTGGTACAACTGCTAATATCTGTACTGATACTAGAGTAAATACCAGTAACTCAAACTACACTTCCTTTATCGCCAATTCGTATTCTAGTGGACTACCTTGCACCATCTTCAATCAAGGCGAGACAGTTATTCAGGCTTTCAAAACATTAAATAACGGCAATATTCTATTTATGCCTAACGGTACTGGACAAATCGGCATCGGTACAACCACACCTCAATCTAGTGTGGATATTAGCCTTAGTAACCCAACTTTGGCATTAACTGACGACCCTGGTTTCTACCACGGCGGAGCTGACCCAGCTGGTCGTTTCGTCTTCCAAAATACTGCAGATTCGCTTCGTTTATTCAGAGGAACAATCGGAGTTTCGGCTAGTGAAATTCACCGTTTTACTACATTATTAGATACCAGTAATACTGTTGACGTTAAAGACCGAGTAGCTGGCGTATTCAGTGGGAACTCTTTAGTGTTATTTGGCACTTCAACTGCGTATATAAACAACGGCAATAACTTTGCTGTCGGTACTACTTCGCCGTGGGCTAGGTTATCCGTGCAAGGTACTTATGGCTCAACTACCAACTTGCTTGACTTGGCCTCTAGTACTAGTAGTACAGGTAATGCCACAACTTCATTATTTAGTGTTGCTTATACTGGAAATACCACTATTACTGCAGCCAATGTTACACCGCTAACAACTACTCCTGGTAACTTGTCTATTAAAACCAACAACGCCCAAGCTATAAATGTCGGTGGCTCTATCTCTTTAGGTGGAAATAATGACAACGCCGCTACTGCATTTAGAGTATTCGGAACAGTTGAAGGTAGAAAAGAAAATGGCACAACTGGCAACAGTGATGGTTACTTAATGTTCAAAACAAATACAGGTGGTTCTGTGGCGGAAAGGTTGCGGATTACTTCTATTGGTAGAGTTGGTGTAGGCTCTAGTACACCTGGTGACATGCTCGTAGTATCAGGCACAACCACCTCAAACGTCTTTAACTCTACATCTACCACCGCCACCTCCACTTTCGGTCACGGCATTTTGCTATCGACTGGCTGTATAGCCTACCCGACAGGTTGTATAGTTGACTCCCAATGGAGCGACACCGCTTTCGGTATTAACTACGCCGCTGGTGGAACGGTTGGTATTGGCTCATCGACTTCTTTTGCTCGATTCGGTATTGAAAATATCACCTCAGGCATGACCTTAGCTATCAATGATGTGGTTAACGACTCTACCCCAACTGTAATAGACGACAAAGGCTACATGGCTATCGGTACCCAAGCAGTGACAACCCAACTTTTAGGTAGTAATCAACTAGTCATTGCTACTTCAACCAACAACTCCGCAAGGTTAATTACTAACGACACTGTAGGGCTTCGATTAACTAATAGTAGTAACGGTGTCGGAGCTTTCAACGGCATTTACTTCGGCTGGCCTACTTCTGGCGACCAGCAAGCCATTCACTCTGTTTATTATGGCAACAACGACAACTCAATGCTCTTTTCTGGGGGTGGTGGAACGGCTACCACAACAGACGACACGCCTTTAACGTTACGTTGGATAGGTGGGGTGGTTTCCCGTGTGGGTATTTCCTCTACTACCCCTTACGCTAAACTAGGCGTAACAAACGTGGGTACCTTCCCGTCATTCATTGTTGAAGACTCGACATCGCCTGACACAACTCCTTTTCTTATTGACGCTTCAGGTAATGTCGGTATTCTTGATGGCACTCCAACTGAAGGAACTCTGACTGTTGGCGGCACTCTGTATGTCTTGACCAATACCGCCGTTGGAGCTGACCCTCTTTGTTGGGATGGTTCTGGCGGTTCGTTGTACGGCGACTGTACTTCACTGGCTAAATACAAGACTAACGTTGTTGACTTGAAAGCAGGACTTAAAGAAATATTGAAAGTGCAACCACGGAACTTTGACTGGAAATACAACGATGACGGCACTCTTTCTGAAACAAACGACTATGACCGCCTTGAATATGACGCTGGCTTTATTGCTGAGGAAGTAGACACGGTGAGTAAGGACTTCGGTCGGCGTAACCCTGACGGTGAGCTTCAAGATGTCAATGAGCGCGGTTTGTTGGGAGCGTTAGTGAACTCAGTCAAAGAACTTAATACTAAAATTGATAACCTTAAAACAGGAGCAGTGGAAGCCAAACGAAGTGTTGAGGAAGATTGGCAAAATTTGGCCCTATTGTTACTGTTCTTGATTGTGGGTGTTCAAGGTTACTTTATTATTAAGTTAAACAAAAAATAATATGCCTACAGCCCCTAAATCAATTAAGAAGAAAGGTGACTTGACCAACGCCGCCCCTAACCCTGACATACCAGCTCAATCGCAAGGAACTGGCACTGTTCCTAGACAGCCAGAAACAAGGCCAGCCCAAGCCACCACCAACGGGAATGCGTCCCCTACTACTAGCAAACCTAAAAAGTAACATGAACAAGGAGAGCAGATTACCAGTAGCAGAATGGGAGAGAATTATAAACACTGCGATTAAAAGCGGTATTGAAGAAACGGTCAATGGTAAAATTAGACGACTTGACGAAAAAATTGACGCTTATATTGACGAGTCTAAAAAATTTAGGGAAGAGGATAAACTTCATAAAAAGAAAGTAAACGACCACATTGAGAAGTCTGAATTGGAAAGCAAAGCCATCCAACCTCTTTTAAAGAAAGTAGTTGAGCTTAGTAATGTTGGTGAGGCTGTCACTACGGCTAATAATCTGAGTAGGTTTTTTAAGTGGGTGTCTGGTCTTGGTGCTTTAGGTGCGGCCTTAACGTGGTTTTATTATAAGTTTTAAAATTAATTATGAAAATAAAAATAGTAGCAAACAACAATAACTGGTTCACTCTACGAAAAAAGGTAGACGAATTAAAGGAGTGGTTCAAACCCTTAGTTGATATTACTTTCGACATTCAATATACCAGTTTCTCGATTCCCTTCTCACCTTACCGAGATGGAATGTTGGGAGTTGATCGGGAATGGTATGATGACAACGTGACACCGCTAGGCTATGGCTACGATATTGTTTTGTTGGTAGTGCCTCGTAGCGAATGGCAAGAACCGAATCGAGCAAGAGGCTGGCGAACCGATAGCGACCAGGGGCCAGTTGAATTGCAGATCTCTTGCGATGAAAAAGAAGATCAGAACGCTGGTGGGTGGTCGCAACTCAACGGATCGGCCTTTGCCTTACTAGCCCGACATGAAATACTGCACGCTCTCTTTATGATTTCAGGCCAACTCGATACGACTCATTATTGGTGGGATCAAGGCAAGCTAGAGAACTGCCTCAAAGAAATTAAGCTACCTAAAGATACCACTCAAAGCTCGGTCAATCGAACTTTCGCTTACCTAATTAAAATGTTCAGTAAGGATAGTAAAATTGTCTCACTCGCTAAAAGCAAATTAGGCACCGACTTCACTAACGACAAGATCGTGCCAGACGAAGTGTCGTGTGCTTTCGCTGTCACTACTCTCCTTAAAGAAGCAGGTGTAAACATTCCGATTATCACTGGTACGGCTCAATTAGATGGCTGGCTTAAGCAAAACGCTACGAGAATTTACGAGCCGGAAGCTGGGTGTATTGTTGTGTCGCCAACAGGCTCAGGCTCACGACCTGACATTATTTCCAACGGTCACACAGGTATTTACTTAGACAACTACCTCATCGTTTCTAATGATTCCGCTAGTGGCCTATGGAAGCAAAACTACAATCGTGATACCTGGCGAGCACGTTATTATTCAAAGGGTGGTTATCCGGTGCGTCTGTATAAGATATAGTTATCAACACCTTATCCATTATCAATTAAGTATAGTATAATAAAAATATGTCAACACTAACAGTCCAAGATATCCTCGACAACGTCGGCGATTTAACAGGAAACTACAACACTGGCACTGAAGACCCTGATGCTAAAATCAGGGCTATTAATCGCTCGATTGAATACTTTAAGCGGAAGATCGGTTTCCCTTGTGATGAGGTTATCCAGACTTTTTATTTCTCAGCCGACCAGCTTTTCTATGACTTAAACGATAATTTTGATGAGTCAATCAAGGTTCTTTACCACAACCCACAGGCAAATATCCCTAGTGTGGAGTGGAATTACTATAATTATCCAGATATTTTACGAGATACTGGAGAGTCTGGCAATTCTAAATACAGCTTCACTACTATCAATGGCCGCAAACAATTGGTGATGTTTGGTTCCAACCTGATGGGCGGACAAGTTCTTTATAACTTTGACACTATTGATGGCTGGGTTGCTTCAGGTGACGCTTCTAATCTGGCAGTTGACGAGTTCCAGAAGTACAACGGCACTGCTTCACTTTCTTTTGATATCGTTAACTCTACCGGCACAGCTACTCTTAGTGTCTCTGACTTGAGTCAAGACTTCGAAAACCTATTCACTAAGAATGGGTATATTAAGTTTTGGACTTGGATGTCTGACAATAATATTGACGACGTTACACTTAAATTAAAGACTGACAATTCCAACTACTACTCTATTACCGTTGACACTACCGACGAAGGCAACGATTTCACTGAAAACGGCTGGATCAAGCTTGGTTTCGCCGCGAATGACGCTGTCACTGTGGGCACTCCAGACGTAAACAATATCACCTCTATTCAGATTGATTACGATTTAGGGGTTGGTTTTACGTCAGCTACCGACTTCCGAATTGATTACATGTTCTTGACCTACCCAGACCAGATGGACTTGATCTACTACTCTAGTGATAAGGGGACTGATACCACTGGCGTTACCACTAAACAAATTTTAACTACCGCCTCAGATATTGTTAAAATCGGGGACTTCTTCTATGACTATGTTGACTTGATTGCCCGCAAAGCAGCTCTCAATCTCTACCCTCAGCTTCGTGGCGACAAGGAATGGTACTCCACTTATGTGGCCGATCTTAATGATGCCATGAAAACAATGTCTCGAATCTTCCCTAAGAAGCGAACGATGATTAACACTTACAAGCACAAGATCAAGAGAACATGGTAAAAGATCCTCAGAAAAACCAATGGGTTAATGTTCCGTCTAAGCAGTCTGGCTTGAATGTTTTTGATACTGCTGACGAAATTGACGTTTCAGAAAGTCCTGATAATCAGAATATTTCTTACGACGGGGGATTAATCTCTCCTATTGGTGGTTCTAAGACTTTAATTGAGAAGCCAGCAGGAGAAAGTGGCAGCCCCCTCCAGCTGATAAAGGCAACCACTTCAGATGGGATCGACTACATGGTTACTGTTTTTGATAACCACTTTTACTTGTACCACGATGAAAATGAAGAGTATGTACGGATTAACACCACCTACATTCCTGATGAAATTGATAAATACTACGGTAACATTAGCTGGAACAATGGTCGTGGCGATGACCGACTATACGGTTGTAATGGCATAGATAATGTCTTCAAGTGGCACATGGCTGTTTCCACGGCTAATGGTGCTCAAACATCTGGTTCCACCACTCTTACTCTCACTGACTCGACTCGGTTTCCGGCTACTGGTTCAGTTGTAATTAAAGGTGGATCTGGGGAATTTGTGATTCCTTACACCGCTAACAGTTTGAATGTTTTAACTCTCACAGGTACGCTCGGTCAAGATATTGACGATGGCGTTTCTGTAGCTATGGAAGTTGAAGAGAAGGCTAGTATGGAAATTGGAAAGGTTTTGGGCAAGCACGGCAGTCGTATGTTCGTTATGAACTACTACGGTGGTGAAACAGTTGGTTGGTACTCAGTCTTAAACGACCCAGAGGACTACACCACCGGTACAAATGTCAATGACGCTTCGACTTTTGTGATCGCTGATGGTAATGGTGAAATCACCGCGTTCCACGACTTCGGCCAGTATGCCGTTATTGAGAAGTCTGACTCCTTCCACAGTTTCTCAATTGAGGTAGCGTCTGACCTTGGTTCAAAGTTAGACAACATTACCCCGATTGCCTCCGGTGAATCAATTGGACCAACCTCGCAACCATCAACAGTTAAAATATTGAACGACCTTTATTACCCAACTATCACTGAAGGTTTTAACAAGGCCACCTTAGCGGCCTCTGGTAACACCACCAGCCTTAACTACACCCCGATATCAACTAAGATTAAAGGTCTGGTTAATACTTTTAACTACGATAATTGCCGATCAACCTTATTCGAACGTAAGGCTTTATGGGCTGTCGCTTTGGCTGGGGGGTCTGAAAACCTGGCTGTCTTAGTTTTTGATGCAGATAGAAACTCGTGGTCTAAGTATTTTAACTTCCCAGTTAGAGATTGGATTACTAAAAACTATAAGTTGTATTACTTAGACTCTTCGACTGGAGACGTAAAAAGCTTCCTCGACAAGAATTATGATGATGACAACAACCCTTACGAATCATACCACTTCACTAAGGTTTATAACTTTGGACTACCATCACAACCAAAGACTTGTGATTTGGTATACATTGATGGTGTGATGCAACAATCTTCTAAGTTCTATGTAGATGTCATGTTTAACGAAGGCGGTATCCTAAAAACGCAAACCTATAAGATAACCAAAGATACGGACAAGTTGCAGCTTAGTAACCCGCTAACCAACGCTTTGGGTGAGTTTGTGTTAGGGCAACTTCCTTTGGGTTGGGTTATTTTGAAGGAGATCGGGAATGTGTGTGTTTTTAGATGTTATTTAGGTATTTCTAACCGTTCTGGTTTTTTTAACATTCAGTTAAAGTTTTATTCAAATAGCACTGGATTCTGGGGAATTGGCAACTATGGGTTCAGTCCTATTGTGGAACAGGTCAACCCGCCCAATATGGTGGTAAGTCCTATGGTCAACTCTTAATTATCAGTTTATAATATTATTATGATTAATTTCTATAAAGGTTATCTAACAACAAAACTAAACGAAGGCGAAGCGGCCACGACGATCACCCTTGATCGTGTCACCAACTTAAATGGTGAAGCTATGACCACTAGTGACTTCGCTGACTTTGGTCGAGGAATCCTGACCGTTAACCCTGATGGGGATGGTTTGGTGGACTTCCCTGAGAATATTTCTTTCACCACGGTCAACGGCACCACTTTTGTTTTGGGTGGGGCAATTCGAGGTTTGGATAAGAGTGGTGCTTCCCAGACTGATTTGATGTATTACCACCCAGTTGGCACGCCGGTAGTTATCTCATTTGGAGTTCACAATATTACTGACTTAAAGGATTATATTGACGATGCTGTAGCAGCGGCTTCTTTTGGTACCAATGTCGTAGCGGTGGCTACCGCTGGTGAAACTGTCGCTCAAGGAAATCTGGTTTATCTGAATATAGCTGATGGACAATGGTGGAAGGCGATTGGGTCTAGTAACACAACTATTGATCGTCGACTACTCGGCATTGCTCAAGGAGCAGGAACCGCTGGGGCCGCAATCACTGGCGGCGTTATGACTAGTGGATTAGATACTCACCAGACTGGCTTAACCGCTGGATCAACTTGCTATGCTTCAGATACTAGTGGTCTGATAACAACCACTCCAGGTACGTTTGCTCGGGTTGTCGGTATTGCAAAATCAACCACCAGTATTAACTTCGATCCGTATATCAACCAAGGTTCTACTTTCCAAGTTTACTACGCTCAAGATACGGCGGCTTCTGATGCTTATACCGCAACCATTCCTGGCCTTGGAGCATACCGAAATCAAACTATCTTTTTAAAGGTAGTGACAGCTAACACAGGAGCTTGTACTTTGAATGTTAACGGACTAGGAGCTAAGGATATTAAAACTCCCGCTGGAGGTGATCCTGTAACTGGGAACATTCTCGCAGGACAGATTATATCTTTGACTTACAATGGTACTAGTTTTCAAATTACTGGAGGGGCTTCGTCTGCACCAACAGTACAAATATTTACAACTACTGGAGCAGGTGCGACTTGGACTAAACCTTCTGGATTAAGCGCAGTGATTGTTGAAGTTGTAGGTGGTGGAGGTGGTGGAGGTGGTAGTAGTAACACTGGTAGAGCTGGTGGCGGTGGTGGTGCAGGGGGTTATGCCCGCAAAAGAATCCTTGCAGCCACTTTAGGTGCTACTGAGACTGTAGTTGCTGGTGCAGGTGGAGCGGGAGGTGGTAGTGGAGCTAGTGTTGCTGGCTCAACATCTAGTTTCGGTACTCACGTTACAGCAACTGGCGGTGCTGGTGGTAGTAGTGCGGGAAATGTGGGTGCAGGTGGAGCCGGTGGAGTAGGAGCTAGTGGAGATTTAAACGCAGAAGGTGGAGATGGAGGTTATGGATATGAAGTAGGAACTCCTAGTTTAGTTATTGGTGGAGCTGGTGGGAATAGTTATTTTGGGGCGGGCGCTCCACAGGTTATTGAATTAACGGCCATCAACACTGGGACTGCGGGCAATTTATATGGCGGTGGCGGTAGTGGTAGTAGTAACACTGATGGTACAGACACCACAGGTGGTACAGGTGCTCAAGGAGTCGTAATAGTAACAGAATTTTATTAAAATATATGGCAACACTAAACCCCCAAGAACAAGCTCAGTATAACGCCTTAAAATCAGCCATGGACACCGCTGGGACTGATATTGGCGGTTTGGCTGATAAGTTAATTGCCAATAAGTCAGCCGTTACCAGTTCAGCTCAAGCTGGTCAACAGCAACAAAAAAAGCAAGCTCTTAACGACGCTGGAAACGCGATAACTTCTAATAACAACCCGAACGCTGGTATTACTCAACAGACTAATAACCAGAAAGCTTTTGACGCTATCAACAATAATAACAATAAGTCAGTGGATAAAATGTCTGAAATTGCTGATAGAACCATGAAGGCTATTAAACTGTCTTACGACGCAGCCCTTGCTTCCAAGAACTTTAAGTACGACCAGCTTCAGAAACAACTCCAAACTGACTATGACAAACACACTCAGGTTGCCGAAAGTCAAGCGGCTGCCCTTAACCCTTATTCTCAAGTTAGAGGAGCGCAAACTGCTAAGAATTTTACCGGAAAGCTTACTGATAACTACAACGAAGCTTCCGCTCAACTGCAACGCCAGGCTGACTTGGCTCAACAGGAACTAGAGGCTGGTAATTACAAAGCCTATGCCGAGCTTCAAAACAGTTTAGATAGTGGAGTTATCAGTCTAAATAAGGAGATGACCGCCAACTTGCTTGATTTCAACAAGCAGGTTACTCAGCAGCAACAATTTGATGCTACACTCGCCACTAAATACTCGGATGATTACCGATCTTACTTGGCCCAAATTCCCTACTCTCCAGGCGATATCCAAAAGATGTCTGATGAAGAAATTATGAACACTACCGCTGGCCGCCTTGGAGCCGCTTCAGGTTTGACTCCAGACATGGTTCGTCAGGATATGGCGGAAGGTTCTTACAAGTCTCAGCAATTAAGCCAGAGCCAGGAAAGGCTAATCAAAGCGCAAAATGGCGGGGGAGGCATAACTGCTTACCAGAGCATTGGATTAAGAAATCAAATAGAAGATAACCTTAGACAAAATGAGGCCGTAAAAGCCTACGGACAGTTGGTTAACTTCGGCGTGCCGGATGTGATAAAACAATTCAACGAAGGGACTGTTGATAACATTGCTGACACAGTATTGATGCGTTCGCTAGCTAAAGTTACCGACCCTTCCACTGGTGTTCGAGAGGAAGAATATAGAACTTTCGAAGATGCTGTTGGAGCAATAAATCGTGTTTATAAGCTACCATCTAAGTGGGTTGGTTCCGGTAGCCTGACAGAAGCAGGCCGAGCGGCAATCATTCGAGAAATAGAGACAAGGTACAATAGCCGCCTTGAAGACTATACCAACCAGTATAGTTACTATTCCGACCAAGCCTCCCGCGCTGGCCTAACTGTTCCGCCACCATATAAAGCATCTGGTGATAAAAAGTCGACCAGTGGTACTGGTACTGGTACAGGACTAAACCTAAAATTAAATTAAAATGAATGTCGCTGAAATATTACAACAAAATAGAGGCAAGTTTTCAGATGACGTATTGCTAGATGATTTCATTAAGCAAAATGCCGATAGCCCAGTAGCTCAGACTCTTGTTCAAAACAGGGACAAATTCGGGTCTACTGCTCTATTGGATGATTTCATTAGTCAAAACTCGGGTACTTCGTCAGGAGAGATTCAATCACCACAGGCCGATCAAGAAAGAGATTACCTTAAAGAAGCCGGTAAGATGTTTGATAAGTTTGCTAATGCCGCTCAAGAGGGGAATGATGCCGTCTATAAGTTTGCCATGGACCTGGCCCCTAACAAACTGTTGGGGGATTTGGGTACTGTTATTTATGCCAATAGTCGTGACGCTCGTCAAACCCAAGCCAGTTTGGATGCAGACTATAACAGGACCTACCAAGCTTTCGCCGCGAAACTTCGTGATCCTGAAACCTCAATCGAACAAAAGCGCAAGATTGCCAACCTGATGAACAATACCATCCCTGCCGATATTATAGGATCTTCTTTGGGAAATTTAACTCCTAAGAAGGTTCTTTACCATACCGCTGAGGATTTATTGGATACTTTATTATTCATGGTTCCTACGGGCAAAGCATTTAAAGCTTATATGTCTGGCCAAGGTTTGAAAGGTATAGTGACAGAAGCTATAAAAACTGGTGGAAAAGTCGCAGCGTTATCTGGCGGTGCTCAAGCCGCTGAATCAATGGCTGATAATAAGCCGCTAGAGAGCGTCGCTAAAGACGCGGGCATAACCGGTGCCGTTGTTGGTGGGATAACTGCCGGTATTGAAGCTGGTATTCCTGGTATGGTGGGAGCTAATCGTTTGGTTGGCAAAGCCTTTAGTAGTCTCGTTAATCGTTTCAAGAAGGTCGGGGCTGACCCTGAGAAGCTTGTTCAAGATCTGGCTAAGGTAACTGAAGGTGTGTCCTCAATGGCCCCTGACTCTCAAAAGACCGGTGAAGCGGTTGTAGATGCCCTCACTATTCAAAGAGAAGCGGCTCGTCAAGAATCACGAGCAAACCTCAACAGTCTGGCGGCTGGCTTGGAGAAAGAATACAACCCAGCGATCAGTCTTGATGAAGTAGGAAACAGCGTGAAGAATAACGTGAGAGACTGGAAGCAGTCTGAGAAAGAAATTTCTCGGTCATTCTTTAACGATCAGCAATTAGCTGATGGTAAGTTTGCTGGTTCATCTGACGCTTATTTGACTCGCCTCCAAGAATTGAGAGACGAGATGAAGAACGTGCCAGCTCCACTTAAGGAAAAAATAAATACCTTTATTTCTAATGCTACTGAAATTGATAAGGGAGCTATGGATTTGGCAAACAATTTGCGAAAGTCTGGATATGATGAAAAAACTATTAATGAGACACTTAAAGCTTCTGGCCTGTCTACCGCCCTACAGCCAAAGAAACTATCAATCAAAGAGAAGTTGGATACCAAGCAAGAGATTGACCAGCTTGTTCGTCTTGGCGACCAGACATATAATCTAAAACCAAAAGATGCCAAGTTGGTTAGTCTCTCGATGTCATTGAAGAAAGATATCGAACAAGCAATGAATCTCGTTAGTCCTGAAAAATCAAAAGCTTACCAAGAAGAGCTGGCCCGTTACGGAACTTTCATGGATAATCTTGATGATGTTCGTGGTGTAGAATTTAGTGACGACCCGCTTGGAACAATCCTAAAGATGGATAAATCAGAAGTTTCAACACTCTACAAGTTGAAGAGCTTTGAAGATAATATGGCTCAAACACAAGACGGATTAGCAAAATACATGATTGAAAAGTCTAAGGAAAACGGAGTTCTCAATCCAGCCAAACTTGAATCTTATATTAACCAAGCCTTCAAAAATGGTTCATTGCCAGCCGAAGATCTAGCCAAACTCAACGAATACAAAGACCTGCAAACTGTCTTGCAAGGTTCTCTAAGTGAAGCATCAGCAGAGCAGAAAGCCAAACTAACCGAGCTTCTTGGAGGCGAAGCCACTGAAGCCGCTCAGAAGGCTCAAATTGCCGCTACAAAGGGCGAGACTGCTTTCGAACAAGCAACCAAGAAGACTGGCGTAGATAAGGCCAAATTAGCTGCTGATACGATTGTAGATAACATCTCCAAGATGAAGTCTTTTACCGAGTTCTCTAACGTCTGGAACCGCTTGGAGCCAGGTCTTCAGAAGGATATTTCCTCTCGAGTTATTGCTAATGGTTTCGGTGAAGGGTTCGTCACTTCCACTGGAGACATTAATGTCGCTTCGATCAAGTCCTACCTCGAAGGCATCGGTATCGGGGCTGGCAACAAGCCTCAAATCGTCAAGGCTCTATTGAATGACGGCCAGCGTGAAGCTCTTGGTGAGTTCTACAACTTAGTAGAAAAAGCCGAGCAATCAAAAACCATAAGTGCCAAGCTAAAGGTTGAAATCCTCCAAGGTGCTCTTGGTATCGCTCACGCCATCGGCGGCAGTAAGGCTCTCGCTATTTTCCACTTATCAAAAGCTTTTCCATCGAAAGGAACTGTCACCGCCGAAATGCGGGCAGAGGAAATAGTCTCGAAGATGATGGAAAACTTCGACGAGGCGGCACCTATTGTTTCAGAGATCAAACCGACCACTGAAAAGATTAACGATTCATTATTATTTAATTTGGGTAATTACCTGGAAACCGGAGTAAAGGCGGGAGCATCAAAGGATGATACTAGCGGAAATACATATGATAAATAACGATACCAGATATTACGCACAGGATTGTAAACATATTTAAACCGTACCACAAGTTATCCACAATTGCAATGTTCTTAATTAGAACCATATGTTAATATTAATTTAAGCTTACAAGAATAATAAATAATAAAATGCTTATAGATACCAAAGATATTATTCCATCGGGATCAAGACTGCTCATTGCTCCAGATGAAAAGGCTACCGAAACAGACGGTGGTCTAATAATTGCAGGCGATGAAAAGAATACTGCCCCAGTCAAAGGGACAGTTATCGCGGTTGGCCCCAAAGCCAGCTTCGAAGTCGGTTCCGTCGTTCTCTTCCGTCGTTATTCGATTGACGAACTTAAGATCGACGATGGTACCGGTGAACAAGTCGTTTACTTCCTTGAGGATAGCGATATCCTAGGAACCGTAAAGGTCGAATTACCAGTTAATAAAGAAGTCGAGTATCCCAAAATCGTAGAGAAGAAGGAACTTGATGAAATAAAAAATGCCTCAAAAGAAACAACGAGTAGCAACAAGCTCTAAGAAAGCTCCTATGCCTGCTAAAAAAGCAGCTAAGAAAGCTGTAGTTGCTAAGAAAGCTGCCCCTAAAAAGAAAGGTAAATAATATGAAAGCTATGAGTAAGAAAACTTTGTTAGAGATTATCGCATGGATCCTTGACCATAAAGATGACACCAAGGCCATGGATAATTTGTCGAACATTATTTTCCCTCATACGAGTAAGTATAAGGACCGATACCCCAAAAGCGATGTGCGAGTCCAGTCATCTGGAGACGATATTTAAGTTTATCCACAAGACCTCCGTTTCAAAACGGGGGTTTTTGTGCTATGTTTAAAGAGTTGATGAGAAGTAATGTCCAATATTTTTGAAATAGATTATTATAATCCATTTCTTAAAATATGAGAAGATTGAGGTTTACACCTCAACGAATATTGCGACATTACTTTTAATATTCTCAACAAATGTATGAACTCATATTTTAAGAAATGTATTCTAATTAAATAAATTATGGAGGATCTATTAGTATCTATTCCACCTTACATTATGGTTCCTAATAAAAGGAACGGTGTTGAGTGTTTGTTTAAGAGTTCTATTTGCGTTAAGTATTTAGTTGGAGAGGATATCTGGTTCTGTGGTTACGGCACACCTCGGACTTCGGCTCACATGAGGAAGTTGAAGTACGGCGGTTTCGGTGTTACCCCTCTTGAGGCGGTCGAAAACCTCATTAAAGAGATTAGAAAATTAAGTAAAAAGAAATAGTATGGAAGATAAACCAAACTACTACGCAGTCATTCCTGCTGGTGTTAGATACGACAAAAACCTACCACCAATGGCAAGGCTTCTTTATGGTGAAATAGCGGCTTTGGCCAATAAGAAGGGTTATTGTTGGGCTACTAATAAATACTTTTCAGAATTGTACGAAGTTTCAATAAGGAGTGTTACAGAATGGCTCTCTAATTTAGAGGAATCTGGACACATTAAGATGGATAATGAAAATAGCCCTAGAAGAATTATTCTAGGGGGGGTAGAAGAAAACTTCCAGGGGGGTAGAAGAAAAGTTCTAGGGGGTAGGAAGATTTCTTCCGAAGAAAAGGAGGTAAAAAGTGAATTTGGTGGTCTAGTTGAGCCACAAAATCGTGATGAAAAATCGCTGAATACTACATATAATACTACAATTAGTGTTACAAATAAAAAAGATTCTAAGGAATCTTTAAAACCAACAATAAGGGAAAAACCATGGGACCATAATAATAGTTCCGCGGATGATATGGTTCGTGTGCCGGTTGACTCCGAGGGTCGTGAACGGCCAGTGAAGCAGAAGAAAGAGGCCACCCAATCTAATTACTCTCAGATTGAAACTCTCTCCTCACAGTGGGTTGATTTCGCCGCGAAATACACTGGTTTGAGTAGAACTGAGATTCCTGTCTCGACCTTTGGTTTTGTTGTTAATAAAGCGATTAAGCGTGATAATCTAACCTTAGAAGATTGTTCTAATTTGATTAAGTACTACTTCGGTAAGGAAAATCTTTCAGAAAACTACAGCACCTCTTATAAGTTTTGTTTCTCAGAAGATAACATCGCCCAGTGGCGCGCCTCTAAAAAATCACCACAAAACAGAAAATGGAACCATATATCAGCCGCTAGTGAAATGCCTTTATGAGTAATATTAAAAAAATCGTTGATAAGTCACACATCTACGAAAAGGAGTTAGTTGTTAAACTGTTCCACGAACCGAAAAACTCAGTCACCGCCCGCAAACTCCTAGAAGATCGAGACTTTGATTTCATGCTGTTACCGTTCAAAGTGATTATTGATTGCCATATAAACAATAAAAGCTTGCAGGCCGAGTTCGTGGCTAATGGGTTAAAGCTTTCGGAGTTCGTCTCAATCCCATCATCGCCTCGACCGATTGAAATGATCTGTCACGACCTCAAGGAATTAGCGAAGCTTAAGCGGGTTGGTAGAATTCTTGATTCGTCACTCAAAGAAATACCGATAGAGGAAGGCGGAAACTTTGTTTCCAATATCCACCAGCAGTTAGTCGATGGACTTAGAAAGGCAGATGAAGACCAAGATATAAGAGAATTAATCGAAGACTTTAAGTCATCGCAAAAAGAATACAAGGAAAAGTTTTTACTAAGAAAAGGGATTATCGGCTTGCCGACTGGCTACCAAAAACTTGATGAAGCGATTGATGGTTTGCGTAAAGACCACTTGTGGATTATTGGAGGTTACACATCCATGGGTAAGACGTGGGCCGCGCTGAACATCGTTGCCAATATGATTAGAGAGAAAAAGAAAGTAGTTTTTTATACACTGGAAATGTCGTCGATGGATATCTTGTCTCGTTTGGTCGGACTACTCACAAAGCAAAACGGTACTACAATTTTAAAAGCCTTCCCTCACGATGAACAAGCCGTCGCTAATGCTTTTGAAATGATTAGGGAAAGTGGCTTAGTAATTAAGTCAGGTGGAATGGATATTACCGACATATCATTCTCAGCTTATGAACAAACGCTCTCTAAGCCAGTTGATCTGTTTGTGGTAGACTTCCTGCAGTTGGTGACGGTCAAGGGGGCAAAGAGTGACTACGAGAGTACCACCATCTCAATCTTGGAAATTCAGAACTTGGCTAAGAAACTGCACGCTCCATTCATCGTTCTCAGTCAGGTTAGTAACGAGAGTGCTAAGTTTGGGGATTCGATGGTGATGGGCTTCAAAGGTTCTGGAGCGATTGCCGCCGCCGCCGATCTCGCTATTGAGATAAACATGAACGAAGGCAGTAAGGATGAGTACCGCAGTAAGATGTCCAAGGGAGAAGAAGTTAAGTTGAGATGGAACATTAAAAAGAATCGTCATGGGAGGTCCGGCTACATTGACATGCTTTTTGATGGGAAGGTGGGAATTTTTAGAGAAGACGTTATTAATAATTTTTAAACTATGCCAAACATAACTAACTTGGATTACTGTTCGAAAACAATAGAGATAAAAACAAACATTGAAAAGGGGTTCTTGGTTCTCGGCGAGCGATTGCATAACATTAGGGAAAAAGAATTATGGCAAGGAGGCTGGAGTAACTGGGAAGAGTTCTTGATGGAGTTGAAAGTGAACCCAAGTACCGCCAGTCGCTTGATGAGTATCTACCGCAAGTACGTTCTGGAGTATAAGATGGATACCAAGCTGTTGGCGCAAGCCTCATGGTCAAACCTTTACGAAGCTATCCCTATCTGTACCGACAAAGAAAAGGCTGTCGAGCTGGTTGAGTCGATGGCTATCTGGAAACCAGGCGAACTGAAAGAAAAGATCCGAGACACTTTGAAAGGAGGCTGTAACCACGAATGGTTTGAGCTTCACCTCAGACAGTGCCGAGAGTGTGGTAAAAGAGAACAAATTGAAAAGTAATATGGAAAGGGAACTGATCTGTAAAATTTCTGGTTACGAGATATGGAAGGACCGCTATAATTTCATTCTTAAGGCCAAAGGTGACTCTGAAGACCTGTCATACCACCGGAGCTTGGCGGATACTCTTGAGGAGCTTTTGATTGATGATTTCAATTTAACTCTTAATGACTCAAAAAATGTTAAAGGTATCCTTAGTTGTTTAAGAGAGTTTGAGACCAGAATGGAAAATACTTTTAAATCAATTAGGAGGTTGACTTGGAAAGGCCCTGTGGAGGGCATGAAATAGGGGCAAAATTGACCTATACGGCACGTTTAGTATCTAAATGGATACTTGTTACCTTTCTTTTAAAAAATGCGAAAAATACCCCTAGAATTACTTAAAGATATTTTGTCAGATCCCTACTACAAAACTTGTTGTCGGGCCGACGAAGGTGATTGTGATGGCCGGATAACGCTGGAGCATGTCTTTATCTACGCTGGTAGGCAGATTAACGAGAAGTGGGCCATTATACCGCTATGCTTGAGGCACCATTCAATCTTCCCTTACCAAGACAATGGTTTGCTCGACAAGCGTAAGAACGAGCTTATATCTCTCAATAGGGCCACTGATAGTGAGATGAACCGGTACTCAAAGATTATTAACCTTAAGAAGCGTCGAGATTATTTAAGAGAATTATATGGCTAAATCAACGGAAAAAGAGACCCAGGCGGCGGTCATTGAATACCTGACCTACAAAGGTATTTTCCACTACAGAAACAACTCCGGTGCGTTTAAGACAGAGAGTGGGGGGTTTTACCGGATGGGTATGGCCGGTGCACCGGACATTATTTGCGTCGTAGAGGGGGTGTACGTCGGACTGGAGATCAAAGATATTAAAGGTAAGCTGAATGAGAACCAAATTTTATTTAAAGAAAGACTGGAAAAGGCTGGTGGTATATACCTCGTTATTAGGTCAATCGACGAAGTAATTGAATATTTTAAGTAACAAAAATAGCCCTGGAGGATGGGCTATTTTTGCTAGAAAATATCAAACAGAGGGGAAAAATGCATTGCTCAGAAAAACATTAAACTGAGCTATTCTAGTATATCATTAAGCAAAAAGCCCCGCAATAGGGGCTTTGCTGTTATTAGTCTTACGAACACTTAATCTTCTTACAGGTATTAACCCAATCTTTACTCCAACCTCCTCGATCTTTATGTATTTTAAAGGCTATTTCAATATTGAGTTTAGGGTCGTATAAGTCATTTGGATCACCTGCGTAATTCACGCACGCAATCTGATATAAACCGAATGAACCCTGACAAACTTTCTCACCTAACTTATTGTAATGCCATTCTGGATTATATTGAGTAGGGTCTAGGCCACTTTCAGCCTTAGCCACTGCAATAGCAATTTGATCATCTATATCAGCTTGATCGGCGTAGTAGATGATTGTGCTCGTAGCAGTTGAAAAGTCTGGTTCCGGTGATTTAACTTCTTCTTGAACGGTAACGGGTGGCACTAAAAGAACTGGCTGGGTAGGCGTTGCGACGATCCAGCTAAGTGCCAGTAACGAGATAAACATTAAGCTGACGGAATGCCCTGATTCACAATTTTTCTAGCAATACCATAAATGGTAACACCAGCGGAGGTAATAATTCCCGCTTGGGTAATTAACGCATAGACCTGGTCTTGAGTTAGAGGTAAATTGTAATAGTGAGCAATCATCATAATGATAGGGAGTAGTGATGAAACTAACCCGATCACGGTAGCAGACGGGTTTCCGTCTTCGTTAGAACTAAGTAAAAGATTTTTCATATTATGTTGTCGAACGTTATTAGTAAACTAACACGCCTAACTGTCTAATTGTAACATTTATTGATCTTGATCGTCACTTGGGTTGTCCACATCGTCATCCCCGTCGTTTATTTCTTCTGGACTGTAGTAGTCTTTGATATTTGGAAAGGTCACTCGGTGGTCGTCTTCGCAAGTTACCACAAACTCGCCGTCTTTTACTCCTAAAACTTCATGGGCTATAAAATCTCTTACTTTTTTGACTTGTTCCTCAGTGAATTTAACTTGGAAGAACTCATCGCTGTTAGGTTTCGGCTCGAACATCACTATAACCTTACAGTTATAAACTTCATCTATGAATGGTGATGGAATCATATATTTAAAATAAAACTCCCATTTGAAAGGCTGGGAGTCAGAGCCTTTTACTTTTCATAACGCTTGCAATCTTCGCACTTTGACTGAATGTTATCCGCCTTTCCATCGGATATGACTTTGATGACTGAACAACATTTTCCGCAGTAGACTATTGACATTAGCCACCTCCATATTTCTTTTTAAAATACTTGGCAATGCGAAGCTCTTGCCTACAGCTATAGCAGTTGCGGTTGAACAATTCCCACCACACGAACTTTCTGCTCCTAAGGCAGTGACGACACTCCTTTTTCACTGTTGTAACCTCCCAAGTTTTGACGATGATGGTCAATACCACAATCGCCGCTAAGAGTAACGCTAGACCTACATTAACGATGGTTGCCTCACTAAACGTCTGATCCTTCTGTTTGTACCGCATGATATCTCCTCCCCTAGAGTTGAAACTTGCGGTGCTTACGCTTTCTCCGTCTTGGCCGATACTGGTGGGGCTGTTCGTGGAAAGGGAAGTCAGGACACTTTAGAAAGCCCCTGTTTATCTTCTTCCGTGTTGGATTTGGTGCCCCATTCGGGAGGTAGTCGAAGTCTTCTTGTTGCGCACAGGTTTTGCACGTTCCGATGAAGATTTTTTCACTTTGACTACTTCTTGGGACAATGATCTCCTCGCATGAGCAAATGAGCATAGCCTTGCCTCCAAGAGTTCCTTGCAAACGGAAGCCACAACCTCACGCACGGCTTGCGAGCCGAACTTGATCACGCAATTCATTCTTAGATCGATATGCTTTTGCGTGATCGTGTGCTTCGGGTCACGTTCGTACTTCATAACCTCACGGTACAAACTAACCAAGTCCTTATCCATAACCAACCTTTCTAAAAGTGATTGACAAGTAATTGTAAACCTCAAGCACATTTTATTAGATATCAACTTTAAAAGTGAGGACTTTAAATGAACGTTTTTTTAATTCTTAACATTTGGTAGTTAGAAATTTTTATTATAAGTTTGATCTTTAACCTAATTATTACAATGAATTTAATTTGATATCTAATGAGATATGTTCGATATTGATCATGCTCTGTACCCTCAATCCTTTAGGGTCGATGCTAAAAGATTAAGAGGGGAAATTCGTACCCCACTGCTTATGCCCAGTGAGGGTACAAAGCACGATCGTTTTTTAAAGAGCAGTTCTATCTAATAATACCACTTACTTAAAATTACAAAAGTTGATAACTACATTTCAGACATCCTAACTCCCGACAAAACTTTGCGGGTGTTTTTATTGATTAGTCTCCAGCCTTCCACGATGTCATTTTCGAAGTATAATTCCTCAACTTTGCCAAACCTCTCATAGTTACCGCACAAATCTACTACCACACTGTACTTTTTGCCGTCTGATAGACGCATACAGCGACCAATCATCTGATAATAGAGGCCCAGCGACATCGTGGGCCGCGCTAAAATTATCGTATCGAGGGCAGGGAAGTCAAAACCAACCTGCAAGATGGCCACGTTGAAAATAACCTTAATCTCACCACTTTTGAACCTACCCAAGATCAATTCTCGGTCTTTTTTAGGGGTTTCAGAGCTGACAAATGATGAATTTGGCACGATACTGGCTAGTCTGGCAGCGTCGGCAATGCTTCTGACGAACACCAGGATGTGTTTCCGGTCTTTTTCTACCGCTTGTCTGATTAAGTCTGGCAACCGGCTCATTATTCGGTTATGGCTGATAGCCTTTTCGATACTGAGTTCGGTGTACTCGGCTCCGGTGCTGTTTAATTTCAGTTTGCTCTTGTCGAACTTGACCGGCAGATACTTAATCGGGCAAAGATACTGTTGAGCGTAAAGGTCTTCGATCTGACTAACATACAGAAAGGTGTTGAAAAAGCGTGGTCGCTCTCGTGGTAATAAGTTGATTTTAGAGAACGGCTTAAACGTGAACGGGTCCATGTAGCTTTTGAGGCGGAATGGTGTCGCAGTCAGGCCAATGACTTTAACATCCTGGAGTCCCGCTAAAAAAGTCATAAACATCGACTCGGAACTTGGTGGGCACCGGTCTGCTTCGTCGATGATGATGTATCTGATGTGGCTGAATTTCTCTTGTTCTTTCTTGATGCTACCGATGGTCGCAAAAGTGACCGCTCCGACTTCTTTTCTGTCTAGCGACGCTGAATAAATACCGGCTTCCCCGCCGTAGTTGGTAAACTTTTCGTAATTTTGGCTCAAAAGCTCCTTTGACGGACAAAGAATCAGCACGTTTTCTTTCAATTCGTGAGCGATCCGAGCGATAATCAATGACTTGCCCGAGCCGGTACTGGCCACGATCAATGGAAAGTCTTTGGAATTTTCGCCGCGAAAGAAGTCTAAGGCTTTGGCTACCGCTTCTTCTTGATATGGTCTTAGTATCATTATATTTTATTAATTAATTCTTGTAACAGACCTTTGGTTTTAGGGTTCTTTAAATCAATGTCACCTGCTTTAAACTGGTTGCATGGCCGACAAACTACTTCCAAATTATCGAGCCATAAGTCTTCAGAAACATCCATGCCGAAGCTTCTCAATATAGACCTAGGAATGATATGGTCGATGGTTGGCCGGTAAATGCCGTTCTTCTCCATTATTTTGTCGCAGTTAGGGCAAGGTTGGCCGATCATCTTTTGCCGCATTTCCTCCTCGCAACCAAAGACCTTGGCTTTACCTAGGTTTTGCCTCAGTGTGGCCTCTTTGTACTTATCGGTTAAGTATTTTAATTGTTTTCTAATTTCTTCAATTTCCATATTACTTCAATTCCTCACACCTTACCTTTGTTACAACTGACCCATCATTATTTGCCTCAACATAAAAATTACGACAATCGGTTTTAGCCCTCTCCTTCAAGTAATCAAGCGTTCCTGCCACTATCACGAATAAGCCTATAAAAGCTAGGATGAATACTGTAAAGGTGGAGGTGTATTGGATAAAGTTTTTCATAGTTATTTACTTAAAAGATTGTTAAAAAACTCATCTACTGAACCTCCTTTGGTTACGGGGTTAATGAATAGGTGGTGCAATAATTGATGTGCCATTTCTTCTTCAATGCCTAGCGGCCACCCCTCCGCCTTACCTAGGGCTACCCACGCTTGAGGGTCTAATAATAAACTCCTGTCTCTGTCACCAACATTTTTGGGGCTTCCTATTCTTTCAAAGTTATATCCTCCTTCTTTTACTTTTTGATAGAATTTATCCATGTTTATTACTTATTTAATTAGTTGTTAATCTAAACCTCTTTAACTGAAACTTTACCGCTAGTAAAGTATGTAAACGGTATAATTTCTTCTATGTCAATTTCTTTACCCTCAAATGATTTTAACCAGCTATTCCAACTATCTTCGGTTTCATTAGCACCTACTGGTGGCTCCACTTCTCCGCCAGTGTAAAAATCCACATTAAACTGTTTTCCATTTTTGTCCTCTAAAATAAATAGTCGGTCGTCTAGCGGGCTTTGTTTTATTATTTTATATCTCATACTCTTATAATTTATTAAGTGCTGATAATCGAGCTATCATAGCGTCATAATTTTGTCGGCTCATTGATATTAAGTTATCATCGTACTTAGACCAGCTTTCTAACTTCCAAGTCCCTTCTATTATCCCTATACAACTCTCAATAGCCTCTAAACGGGTTTGGGCTACTACTTGCTTAATGAATTGTTTAACTTTTTTCTTTTGTTCAATAGCAAATTTCTTCCCAGTGTAATTATCGCCATTCCAACAAAAAGTTGCATAGTTAAATTTAGTACCAAACTCCTCTTCCCACCCTCTCAATTGTTGTTCTTTAGACATGGGTTAGTTAAATTAAAGTATTGGCAATTTCTACCGCTTTCTCTAAAGCCTCGCCAGTACCTATTGAAAAGCCTGGCATAATTTGGGCTTCAAACATTCCTTCAATGTTAGTACAAACTTTTTCTCCTATAAGGTTTAGGTCTTTGTCATATTTACCAACACAGTAACCACTAAAACATGACTCTAAACAAATTTCACCACCATCCTCTAATTTGTGAGTAAAGGTGTGTCCGAAACTCCCCATAGGGCCACTCCTCGTAAAACTTCCTAAACCTAGTTTCTTTTTCATAAGCATTTATTTAACTATTAATGAGTAGGTGGGGAGGCGACTTTCAACTCGCCATTAGGCCAACGGCCCTTTTATTATGAACTTGCTCCCCCATCTACCCACTAACAGTTGTTTATTTAATTAACTTTAATAATGAGGTTACACCTATCACACACCTTTATTTCTCCAACTCCATCCAAAAAATTTGGCCATCCATTACTGATAAACTTATGGCCTAATAGCCAGCAGATGAGGGAGGGCATTTAAAATATTAGTTTAATTATAAATCCAACCACTAAGGCGAATAGTAATAACTCTACCAGTAACGCAAATATCTCAATTATTGGTTTTATCATGTTTGTAATCAATTTTTTGGTAATTGTGCGAATAAAAGTCAATCATCTCACCTTTGAAATAACAATAATACCTCTTAACCGTAAATTTACTATCACCGAGGTTTTGCTTCTTCCAGCTTTGGTTTACCCTAAAAGTATAATCCTTAGCTTTTTTATATGTTGGGTAAATACAAGAAATTCGAGGAGTAGCCCTTTTGCTTGGTTGATACATCACAGCCCACATAAAGCATTTACTTTCCATACCCCTTAAATTAGTTTGTTTTCTAGTAAGTAGATGAGCATTTTACCAAGCGCATTGGCCATATTTCGATCCCTAAAAATGGTATCCCTGTGCCAACAAGTCCACATGTCTTTTATATCAATTGATTCTAAAATTTTAATATTACCTCTCATAAGTTCCCCCAACTCGGCGACTGTAAAGGCAGAACAAAAACAATCATTACCGCCTGTTTCTGGCCTATGTCCAGCATCATTATTAAGTAATATAGGTTCTGGTTGGCTTGGATTCCAACACCAATAAAACAAACTCTCCTGCTTTACTCCCAACTCCTTTAGTTTTTTGGCAATCTCTAGTGAGACTACTTGTTTTGATAGTTCCATACCCCTTAATAAGATATAACCATTAAATATAATGTACACAGACCTACCCCGATTATAATTCCTATGAAACCGCAAATGAATTGTATTAGTAATTCTTCCATACCCCTTAATCAATGTTAGAGCTAACTAATAATCGCTCAACAGCTACTCCTCCCCAAAAACCAGCAAGCCATAACACATTAAAAGGTAACAAATAACTCAAAATTTCACCGATCATAAGGCTAATTATAGCTATCCCAAAACATGCCAATATTGTTTTTGTCATAAATTATTTACTAAATATCATCCAAATTAAAGCTAATAAAGCCCATAAACAACATAACGATAAATTTAAACAAATAATGATTAAGATTATGGTGTTCATGTTATTTATGTTTACATCTAATCATCTGCCCTGGGGCTATTAAGTACTCCTTGCCACATTGAGGGCAGGTTTGCTTGCCCCTTGGCTCGGCTGGTAGTTTCGTTTTTCGTTTAACAAGCCTACCTTCTTCGTTTACTTCAAACTTTCGAGCAAATTTTGATGGTGTTATTTTAGCCATTTTGTTCTTTATATACTTGTTTTACTAATGTTTGCAGGTCAAATCTTAGACTTTCTATATCGCTAGTTATTCTTTCTTCTTTCGAGACATTTAACAGTTTGCCTACTTCAACAAAGATTTCTTCCCAAGACGGCGTTCTTACCTCTTCTGTTGCGCTACTATTGCCAAAATAATCTTTTTTCTTGTGCCACTTAAAAGCAACCGCAAACTCTTTTCTAATTCTGGAATCTTCACTTTTTAGTTCGTCAACCGCTTGGTCTAAGAGGCGAACATCTACAGCTAAATCTTCTTTTGTTTGTTTTTTCATGATTATTGCTCGTCTACTCCATCATAAATGTTCGACTCGTCGTATCCTGGGTCTGTCGGTGGGGTGTCATCGTCTTGTGGGTTATGGTATTTAACACCAAGTTCATTCATTTTCTTTTCCTTAATCTTTTCCTTGATCTCGGACAATGGCTTTTCTTCGGCTAATTTGGCTAGAATTTCATCACTAACCGGCGTGTTTGAACGAGCGGCCACGACATTGTATTTAACCTCGGTAGTACCGGCGTTTTTGGCGTTGATTGTCACGTCATAAGGCATCGGCATTTCAGTAAAGGCATATTCCTCGTTACTGGCTAACGCCTGTAATTGTTGAATGATGGTGTAACTAGCCCGAAACAGCTTAATGGTTTCGTCTTTCTTATCTAGTACCCACACGATGTACTTAACACTTACCTTATTCTTTTTCTTTTGGTCTGGCTCGGCATCGGCTTCTTTACAGCCAGGACAGCCATGTAGCTTGCCAATACAGATACCTTTGTAACCGGCTGGTGTGTAGTGTTGGCCGTAAGCTTCGGGCATAGACAAAATGCGGACTTTGTTGTCGCCCTCTTCTAATTTATACCACTCGGTATTGCCACCACCTTCGCCGGTCTTGCCGTACTCGGTTTTAGCCTTGTTAATTGCTTGGTCAAAAAAGTCAGTCATATTTATTTTTGGATTATGTTAATAAGTATTTGTAACAAGTTTATAACGGTTCTCATATTTCGCAGCGAAACTACTCTTCTTCCTCCGCCTCGCCGGTGAATTTGGTTAATAATTCTTCTGGGTGATAACCTGCTGATTTGATTTCTTCCAGTACGGCTAGGTTTTTGTCGGTCATATTGTAACCGGTCTTAATGCTGTCAGGCACATACAGCTTTTCGTCGCCTTTCATAACGTACTGAATGGTGGCCACTTTCTTACCTTCGCCTTTTTCCTTTTGAATGTCGGCCTCACTTAGTCCCAAGTCTGCTAACCACTTCTCTCGTGCTTTGGCTATCTTTAGGCGGTTAAGTACTCGGTTCCAGTTGACTGTCTGCGGTTGGTAAATGTCGTCAAACTCCGCTTGGTCTTGGAAGTTGTACAGCATAGTTAAATATGGCGAGTAGGCAACGTTAAAGTTCTTGGCAAACTTACCTAGTTCATCGTCCCATACGATTGGTTGCTCTTTTGGTGGCATTTCATCTTTGAGATAATAAGTGCTTAATATCTCGATTTCTTTTTTTAACTCTGTTTCAGTTTGCTCGTTTAAAAAGACCGGTATATCAATCATTCGCATATCGTCTCGGCAAATGTAGGTGACTAGACCTTGGTTGATACCCTTTGCTTTTAGATATAAAGTCTCTTGGAGCCGGTGAATTTTGAGTGCTTGGCCGGTCTTTAATACCGCCTCGAACATAAATGAAGATAGTGATTTGATTTCGAGTGGTTTAGTCCCTAGTCCGTCTGGGTATTTCTCTTTTAGGTACTCGACAATTGCCACTCCGCCTCGGTAAAAACTCTCTGGCAGTTCCATACTGTCTAACTCCTTTTTAAAGGTGTCTTCGTTGACAATGCCACCTCCCATATAGTCAATTTTACCTGTAACTTCGCATAAGCCATCATATTTTACACTTACCCTATCTTGGCTTGATTGTAGTATACCGGCTCGCTTTAAAATTAAGCCCACAAGCCATTCAAAAGTTGCTCCAGCCTCAAACTTGCGTAGTGAGCGAGCGTTTGGTGGGTTAGTGTATGGCGTTCCTTTCATTTTAAGATAAACGTCAATCGGTGCTTTACCAAGCTCAGAAGCCCACAGATTTTGTCGTGGTTCTACTGGCCGGTCTTCTCGCTGTTCTAGGGCATTATTCCACACTTGAGAAACTGACCAGTCTAAGTTTTTATTTTCCATATCTTTTCATCATATTTTCTGCTATACCATTAAACGTTTCTCTCTTGAGGCAATCTAAGGCGTGCATAAATTGGCTACCTGATGCACTACAAGACATTATTAAATGTTCTCCTTTTTTAGGATTGAAACTAAACACGATATAGTCTTCTGTACCCAATGCTTTAATAATGGCGTTTTTTAATTCTTTCTCTTCTGTAACCCATTTAGCGATAGGTGCTTTCTTGCTAGTCTTTTTAATTGTTTTTTTTGTTGTCTTTTTCATAATTATTATTAGTTAATTTCTTCTATCTCCCAATTAGTACCAGCTTGGCTCTCGGTGTGAATACCTTTACCAAGTGCTGATAACTCGTTCATAATATCTTGAAACTTGATAGCAATATCGTTCAAGTTCTTAAACTCAAACCGGATATTAAGCTCTTTGGTGGTCTCGTAACAGTACCGGCAAGGTGTTCGGTTGGTGTCTTTATCTTGCGGTTGAAACTCGTTAATAACACCAGTACCCTCGCAAACAGTACAGTCTTGTGTTCTTATTGATGGTCCCATTATAGTTGTATTTGTTTAGGTCCCCTTTTAATTTTCTCGACCTTGTGTCCAGCTTCTCGTAACTTTTTCTTCCAGTATTGAATAGTTCTAATGCTAACGGAAAATTCGGAAGCCATATCGGTGTCCGTCTTGATATTAGAAAGTTTAGCAATACTTAAAATCTGTTCTTTGGTTAATTTCATTGTCTATTTATTATTATTATATCGACCCTTTGCTTAAAAATATACACTAATTTTTGCATAATTTCAAGCATAAACTGTTGATAAATAAGTGTCTTTTAGGCCATTGTCGGCGTGTCCTTTATCTCTATATCTGTCTCTTTGTGGCGGTGGTTAATGGCCGTTAATAATCGACCCCATTCCTCGTCTGTCTGATTGTTTAGATAGCGTGTAACTAACTCATATCGGTCAATAAGTCTGTCGGTGGTCTTGGTTTTTTCGGTGTAGTCCTTTAGGATTTCAATGTCCGTAAAGATATGGTTGACTGGCCGGTCTAGCTCTTCATAACTGTCCTTTTCGTTGTCCCATAGATAATTGATAACGTTAATAAGTGCTTTGAGTTGTGCGTGGTTCATAATTATTTGGTTGCTTTATCTAGTAATTGGTCACACTTGGTTAATCTAAGGGCCGTGATAGGCATAGGCCGGCCGTAGATTATTTTTGTTAGTCTTAGGTTTTTATTGTATAACAGTGTCAATTTTGTTTTTTTATTCATATTATTTATTAAATTTATAGACTAAGTTCTCGACATCATCGAAAAAATCTCGATATCTTTCTAACTCTTTCTCGGCCGTTGATAGCTCGCTTCTAAGCTCCTCATTTTCGGCGGATTGCTCGTTAATGCGGTCTTGTAACTGTTTTATTATTTCTTCTTGTGTCATATTATTTATTTTTAAATTGGGTTTTTAATCTATTAACTATGATAATCGACCACTACTAACCAAGTGTCGACCAATTCGCTTGGTGTAAAATTTGATAGTTCGCGTTCGTCTTCGATTGCTTCGGTGTCGTCTGTAACGGCCATTTCTGCCTCGCCATACTTCTCGATTAGTTCCTTGGCCATTTCTTCGGTGACTAGCATTGCATCGTCGTCGTATCCTAGGTGTTTATAAGTGTCTCTAAAAAATGGTAGGCCCGTTATTTTGGTGTAAGTGTCTTCTAACTCTTTTCGTTGCTCTGGTGTTAGTAGGTGTTCATTGATTTTATGTGTTTGTAAGTCGTGTTTGGTGCCGTAAGTTCCTAAAAGGATATTAAGCTCTTTGGTGGCTTCGGCCTCTTTGTCTTTATTCTCTTGGATATGTTCGTTTAAAACACCACTCCAGCGACCGCCTATAACATACCAGTCCGCTTTGGCGTTGCCATAAAAGCCTTGATTATCGCTACTAAAATTATTATCATCTAAAATTTGCTGTACCTTTTGGCGAGCTTGTTCGCTTGTGGTGGCGTTCTCTTTTTTTAATTGTACAAAGTATAATGAGTGCATATGTTTATTTATTGATTTGATAATTGCTCGAGTTCGATTTCGAGTGCTACTAACTCTTCCACTAAGTCTAACTGGCTAGAGGATAACTCATTGCTTAAATGAGTGTATAATTTTTCTAGTTTTGTTTGTAATTGTTTGATGGTCATATTATTGGTTATTAAGTTTTTCTAACTCTTTAATTGATAATTCTAGCTCGACAATTTCCCTAACGATATCAAGCAAGCCTGTACCCTCGGGAATTTCGTTGTATAGCTCTTCTAGTTGCTTGTAGCTCTTTTCTAGCTGTTTTAGTTGCTTATTCGTTAAGCGTAACGTGTTATAGCCACAAGATAAGCAAAGGCCGTTTGGCTTTGTTTTTAGGTGTTTACATTTCATAGTTATTATTGGTTATCTTCAGGCACGCCGGCCCATTCTAGTAATTCGATGTCGCCTGGTTCGATATAGTCGGCTAGTGATTGTAGCTCAGCAATCTCATCATAACTGATACTTTCGGCCTTGATTTGCTCTCGTAGATATTCGAGACGGGCTTTAATAAGTGATTTTCTATCGCTCTCCCTCTTCTCTCTCTTCTTTTGTAAGTTTAATTTGATACCCTCGATGGCATCTTTTAGGTTTTTATATTCAGTCATGTTTATTATTAAATAATTAAGTTAGTATTTAATGTAACTTGATAAATTTTCGTTAGCCCACTCTTCGGGTAGGTGTTCTTTGATATCGTCAATATCATAGAAACCACCACAAGCGTCTATCTCCTCGCCATCTTGGTCATAGAGAAAAAACCCGTAAACCTCGCCGTTTGCCCATTTGGTGTAGGTTTCTAGCTCGCCGTCGATAATAGCCTCTAGTTTCTTAGTGGTGTGCTTCTCGCCGTTTAAGCTCTTTTTAGTCACAATATAAAAGCCATTATTAGAATAATCAAAACCTTTAGCGGTTCCTCGGCGGTAAACCACGTTGCTATGTTCGTACATATATGTCGGGTAAATAGCCACAATGTTTAAATCTTCATCTTTGGTTTCCTTATATTCTTTTTTAGCTAGTCGTTTGATTGCTTCAATATGTGAGGCGGTGTCGGTGGCTTCCTCTTCGGCCTCTAACATAATGCGATATAGTTCGTGGTCTTTGCCGTCTGGTGAATTGTAGCGTGATGACTTGGTAAAAAAGTAACCTATAGGCCCCCATTCTCGAGGGCTTTCGATATCTTCATCGTAGCGGATTACAAGTCGTGGCTCGGTGGTAACAGTTGTTTTTTGATATGTTTTCATAATTATTTTAATTTAGTTAGTAATTGATTGATAACATCTTGACGTGAGTGCGACCGAGCTATGATAGCCACGCAGTCCGCCCTTTTAACACGCTGTAGGCCGTAGTAAATAGGGCCGATTTTGTAAATGGTCATAATAATTATATTAGCTGTAACTCCTTGTAACGATTGATAATTAAGTCGCTGGGATTTTTACCTAGATATTGCATAGTTTCCTCTAGGGTAGTGCTTGGATTAGATGTTATTATGGTGGTTATATTATTGTAGGTAGCGGTTATACAATATGATGACCGCTTATTAGGTTGATAACCATAAGATATAATAACTTGGCCGTCTAGCTCTAAAAGATTTTGTAAGCGGATTGGTTTCTTTTCGTAGTATTTCCCTTGTTCGTTTTTTTTGTTTAATATAGTTAGCTCGGTAGTGTATTTTTTATATTTCATAGATAAATTAAAAATCTTGAATAATTAGGCCGTCAGCCTCTTCTAGCTCAATTACTATTGTTCTGTCTCTCAATTGGTCAATATCCTCAATGTTGGGGTATTGTAGTTGTAAATCTTCAAAGCTATCATATTCTGAATAATCACAACATAGGGCGATAGGGTCAAACTCTACTTGTTCCCCCGTTTCCTCCTCGTAGTTCTCTAAGTGGTCAAACAAGGCTCGCTTTCCTTTATAGCTAAAGTTATGTCTATAACTTTCTGGGAAACCATCGCAAAATTGGCTAAAATTGATTGTTTGTATCATATAATTAGCTTAAAATTAAAATTGATAATACGGCCAAACTAACTAACAAACTCCCTAGTCGCACGCTTTTCTGGTAACTGATGGCAAGCTCGGAGGCTCGCTTATTTTCCATATATGTCATAATTATTATTATTATCAAACCTTACTAATACACTCATACTATCATAGTGCAATAATTTACGCAAGTATTTATGCAGGAGTTTATGTGGATAACTCAATAGCATAAATGCCCTATAATCTGGCTATATTACTTGCCTATTTTCGGCTATTATGGACATATTGCGACCATATGACCCCCAAAATGGCCCCCAAATTGCCCCAGTGAATGAATGTTCACCATTTTAGCATAAAATGGCTTAAAATAAGGCTCGATTAGTGGTGCCGAGGTTCCAATTATTATTGATGGGGTTTCTGTTACGAAACACTCGCCAGAGGTGGAGGCGTTTATTAGTTTCATTGACTGGGAGTGGTTGATTGATCTGTTGGGGACCAAGACTGGGAAGCGGAATAATCCAGGGGAGTGGTATTTGTACTTTAAGAGTTGTTTAACTGGGAATGTTACTCGTGAAACCAGTAGCGATCCGTATGCTGGGTGGGTATCTGAGGGTGAGGACTTTAGTGAGGCTTTGGGTGATATGGCTATCAGGATTCGAAAAGGGAACCAGGTTAAATACATTACCAGCGATATGCCCGAGTGGAAAATATTTCACAAAGAGAATACAATAGAATAGATGTCAAAT